TCAAGCGAGGAAGTCGGCGCTTTCTCTGCGCGGGTTCCTCGCTTCGAGCCGATCGATGCGAGCGAGGAGTTCGCTCATCTGGCGTTCGAGCGTCGGGTCTTCGTCGAGGCGCTCCCGGATCGTATCGAGCCTGAGCCGCCAATATGCGGGATCGCATACCGCCGTATGATGGACGAATTCCTTTCTCGCTTTCTCGAGGACCCCGATTGCCACCTCGAGATGGGCCAGTTCGCGCGCGACATAACAATGCCAGTTCATTGCCGTACCCTCCGTTCGTGCTCGCCTCGATCATGTTGACGCGTTGCTTGCAACGGAAATTGATCTGACTCAGAAACTTGGCGATGAAGAGGGCAATGAGCCGCGCTCCGGCCAGAGGCCAAAAGGCCCGCACGGCGGCGGGCTTGGCAAAATGGTAGCAACGACGAGCGATAGCGAGGAAAAAGCAGCGGGCGGGCACGGACGCCCGGAATTTTGCGAAAGCGGCGATCGAAGCGTTGCCGATGCCACAGAAGGGCCGGCGGTATTGCTACGACACGAAGGTAAGCGGTCTAGCGATCGGCGCCGGCCCGAGCGGTATCAAGGCGTTCATTCTCTATCGGAAGGCAAATCGTAAGCAGGAGCGAATCAAGATTGGGCGCTATCCCGATCGGACGGTTGATGAGGCACGGACGCAGGCTTGACCCCTGATCGTAGATATCGCCCGTTGAAGGGTGAGGACGGCGGGGAGGCACACACGATGGCGATGATCACGGTCAATGCTGGTGACCATTCGATCATGTCGCGGATGCATAGCCGGGCGACGAAAAGCGGTCAGTCGTCATACTTCGGCCGGACGATTGGGAAGCGTGGCTCACGACGTCGAATGCTGAAGCCGCGCGCGCGATGTTGCAGCGCTATCCCGCGGGCGACATGGTCGCGGCGCCGAAGTGACCGCTACGCTTGCGAGTGTCGTAGCCTCGATGCGAGCAGCACGACGAGCGCAGCCACGAGAAAGCTGGCGACGAGCAGCACGGCCAGCAATACGTTCTCTTCGCCTTCGATTCCAGTCACGCCGAACACGCGGAACAGCGGGCCGAGCAGGTTCCACGCTTCATCACTACCCACCCAGCGCGCGAGTGGGTCGATGCGCGACAGCCCGAAGAAAATGAAGGGCGTCAGAACCGCCGCGATGGCGAGGCGCACGAACGTTTTCATCGGACGTCCACCGTGCCGTAATACTCGATGTCGGTTCCGGGGATCTTCGCGGTCGGCTGTTTCATGAGATACGCACGTAGCTGGTCGAACTGCACCTGCGTCGTGACCGTGATGCAGCCGTCGCTCACCCCCCATCGACCATTTGGGTGCAGACGAAATGCGCTGCGCTTAACGCCGTTCACGTAGGTCTCGTCATCGATTTTGGCGTCGGCGCGGTAAAGCGCGAACCATGTCGAGCGGTCGCTGTTTGACCACAGATCCAGTGCGAGATCGCGAATTGGCCCGAGTCGGCCGCCCGTGTCGCGCTTCACGATGTAATAGCGGCCCTTGGGGATCGGTCCAGCGTTGGCGACGGCCGTTGCATCGGGCTTGTCGACGAACTGCTTATTGCCCGAGAACGCCATCACACCACCGAAGCCGGCGCAGGTGAGATTGGAAACGCGTTGACCATTGAGCGTGAAGAAGCATTGGGCAGGCATCGATTCATCTCCCCCGAAAGATGTGACGAATATACCCGACCGAATTGGATTTATGCCAGCCCTGCCGAATTGAATCGCACCGTTTGGTGGAGCTAATAGTTACCAGTGTGCGGGCGTCGATCTATGCGCGACCGCCACCCAAGAGGCGTATCGCCGATGAGAAAATTTGGAGACGCAGGGATTAGAATTTGGAGATGGTTTGCGACGCGTCTGTTGACGCGCCGCAAACCACTGAATTACTGCGGGAATTTTGGTCGGAGCGATAGGATTCGAACCTACGACCCTCTGATCCCAAATCAGCAGCTAGCACATTTATGTAAGCCTTGCCAGAAAAGGCCATAAGGCAGATTATGTCTAATGTTCTGCTCAAAAAATGAGCACGTAGCGACGAGGCTTTGCGGGCAACAGCCGAGCATTTATTAGACACGATCAAGCAGATTTTGGCAGTCTTAGACGCAGGTCTGCCACGGGCACATTGCGCTTTTTGATGTATGTTTCAGTCATCTTCTCGTCGGTGTGCGCGGCGGCGATTTGGAGCGCCTTCACGTCATACCCGGCACGTTCGCCATCGGTGAGCGCTTTGGCTCGGATGTCCTTCACCGTGTATCCAAAGTGCGACAGGTTGGCGCGTTTGGCAGCTGTTTTCCACGCTTTCAGGATCGTGTTCGCAGCGTACATCTTCCCCTTCCGGGTGTGGACGACTGGCATATCACCGATTGTCGGCCGGCCATCAATTTGCTGGATCCGCAACAAGACTTCGTTGATCTCGGGCGTGATCTTGAAATCGACCCGTACACCGCTCGAGTCCGCCGTTTTGCTCGGGACGAAATGAATTACCCCGGCCTCGCGATCCACGTCTGACCATTTCAGGGTCCGGATCTCGGTCGAACGCTGCGCAGTGAGGTAGCAGAGATCGATGATGCACTGCATCATAGGCCCGGTGGGTACGTCAGCTACCACTTCTTTCTCGCTGTCCGTCCCCGAGTTCAGCTTGTACGTAGTCTCAAGCATTGCGTTCCGGATTGCAGAAAAATGCGCGTCGGTGATGTAGGTTTGCCGCGGTTTCGGTTTCTTCAGCTTGACTTCTCTGCACGGATTCGTATCCCGCTTCCCCTTGTCGACGCACCATTGAAAGAAGCCAGACAGGAATGCGCGCATGACCCGCTGCATATGTAGTTTTCCGGCGTATTTCACCTTGAGCCAGTTATGGACGTGCGTTGGCTTCACGTCTGCGACGTTGACCTTGCGAAATCCATTGCCGGCGTAATCTCCATACTTCGGCCACGCCTTTTCCTTGTGCAGTAGTTTGCTCTCACGCACGTACTGATCGATCAGTGGACGCATATCTCCAGATCCTTCTGGACGTTCGCGTTTTTTCCGCTCTTCCGCCAGTCGCTCGACAAGCCTTGTTTCGTCGTCGGTCAGTTTGCACAGGCGAATCCATTGTCCTGAAACGGGCTCGCTCCAATACCACGCGCCATGCTTGGCGTACACGCGCGGATACTTCGCTTTCTTGCGATTGGTAGCCATCAGTCAAAGCAGAGTTCAACAGTAGAAGTTTCGGAATGCCCGACGAGGCCGGCCCTTTTTGCTTGGAGTGATTCGAATGTTGACCAAGTCATGATGACGGCTCCGTTTGCGGCTGTGACGACGTTGATTCCGAACGTCGCTTTGAACCAGTCAGCTTGTTTCGTGTATCGCTTTTTGCCGGTGACGATCGCGAGGTCGGCCGGCGTCATCAGGCGTTCGGTCATGCTACGATTCCTTTCAGTTTTGTTTCAAAAATTGATGAGGTGGCCGTGGAACTTGAGACGATCAAGCTGTGCGCCGAGTGCACTGAACTGCATGGGCAACCGTCGACGGTCAAGCCGACACATCTCGCGATGGTCGGCGCCGGCGTGTTCCAAGGCGAATGTCGAGAAGAGCACTACGAGTGCTCGACGTGCGGTGCTGCGTTTGCCCGTGTCTTGACGGGCGAGACAGCGTCCCGAGTGTGGATTGCGGTGAATTCAATCCAGCACTGACGCTCACGCACGTTGCGCCGTCAGACTCATGAAATCCGGGAGTGCTACGATTGCCTCGGTTAGTTTCATGATCTGATCCAAATGAGGCATTTGTTTACGATGCGCGGCTACCACGTCGACTGCACGCCGCGCGCGACCGAAGACGGCCAGTTCGCCTCACAGGTGACATTCACCTACATCGGCTACCACCCGGAAGCATCATTCAAGACGCTCGGTACATATGAAACGGAAGAGGCTGCCGTCGAGCGGGCGCGATCGTTCGCCGTTGAATGGCTCGCGCGATACGGTTGAACTGGGCTATGCTCGATCAATTCACATACCGCGGGTACGACGTTGAGATAGAGGCAACCGAGCGGGAGAGCGATGCACTTGGCCCGCGCGTGCTCGTGAGCATGTCGATCGTCCGCGCACGCGATGGCGACGTGCTGTTTCGCGAGGCGCCGATCCGCATGCTGCCAGCCGGTGTGACTCACGCCTGATCTGGCGATCGAATACCGGCGAGATGAGGCTCGGCGCCGGGTAGACGGGGTGATCAGTGCGTAGTGCAGTTCAATACGGACGCTGATATGTCGGAACATATGGTTGTCGACGAAAACGGTTATCTGTGTTTTTGCGAAGCACACGAAGAGGCCTCGGGTGTTTGGCGCGCACTCGTGCGTTTCGAGCGCAAGAGCGACCATACGGCGAAGAAGACGCATATCGTAGGTATGACGCACAAGATCTTTGAGAAATTTGCGACCCACCACGAAGCAATGGAAGCCGCAAAGGCTTACGCCAGATACAAGGCGTCTCGAGACGACACGGGTCTCTAAAATCAACGATCGAGGTGACTACTCTTCTGCACCGATAGAGCATCGCATCTGCGATTTGCGGGCGTCGAGGATGGCGCACACCATCGGGTCGGCAAAGAGGATCGGGAATTCACTCATGATGGGATTCCTTGAAACGAAAGGAGGCGAAAATGGGGGCTGGCAATGAACGAGATCGACTGCAATACGAAGCCGAGATGGCGAAGCGAGACTTGGACGCAGCGGAGGCTGCTGTGCATCCATCGAAAATCCCGACGGACCGCGCACCTAATGAGGCGCTTTTCGTGCGGCTGGAGGACGCGCGAGCAGTCTACGAGGCGAAGCAGCGCGCCCTCGAGGAATATGAGCGGGGAATCTCTCCGTCTTGACTGACTCGATAGGAGGCGATCATGGCAAAGCCAGTAATTTCGCGTGAAGAATTCATCGCGAGGGTCAATGAGCGCCTTCCGAGCCACTACGCTTACGAAGTCGGTTGGCGCGTCTTTCTGTATCCGGAGGGCTCGGACGGGCAGACCGCGAGCGGTTACGATCTTGAGCCACGATCGGCCGTCGGGCACATCAAGCAAGTGATCGACCACGTCAAGTCGACGTACGACGTCGTTCCGAATATTTCGCTCGCGGCTCACGACTGACTCCTCGGAAATTCGTCATGCGTGCGGCTGTCGAGCAGGCGGCCGGTGGCGCGCTTGCCTGCGCGTTGCATCCAGCAATCGCTGCCGCCGCGTGCGCCGAGCCGCTGACCGCTTTCTCCGACGTCGGTGATCCGTCGACGTGGCGCGGTGTCGACAAGCGGATAGCCCATACTCTCTGGACCCCGCGGACACCATTCGCCCCATTGCTTGAACAGGAACGGGACACTCGCGGCTGCGCACTGGTCCCGCAGCGACCTGGCCCAGTCGGGGTGCATAGGCCGCGCGCCGGGGCCGCTTTCGCCGCCAGCGATCACCCAGTCGATACCTCGCAGCCCACGAGAGGGTGCGTCTACGATGTTCCCATTCATGTCCGACCAGAGAGCCCCGCTCGACACCAGATCCACGGGCCCAAGCAGCGGCTCCATCGACAGGAAGCGTACGCGCGCGGGTACTGCGAGCAGCTTCGGGATGTCGCGGTCGGCCTCTTCCTGGTTGACGATCGTCGCGCCGAGCCAGACGTTATCCGGCAGGCGATCGAGCCCGATCTCGCACAGCATTGCCGCAGCGTTGCCGATCCGTTTCGTCAGCAGCAGCCAGTCGAGATTCTGCGTGTCTCCGATCAACCTGAACAAGTCCATGCGCCATGCGGGCGGCACAGCGTTGTCGAATACATCGGAGAGCGACGCGCAGAATACGCGCTGGCGGCGGTCGTGCTTCGCGAAGAACTCCCCGTGACGTGCATTCCATCGCTTCGGATTGTTCCAGGTGGACGCGGCCGTGCGATGGCGCGGATTGCCAGCGCCCCAAACCACGCGAAGTGCCGTGCTGGCGCGCTCGCGCTCGGCATAGCAGTGGTCGCAGCCGGGAGATATCTTCGTGCAGCCGATCCACGCATTGAATGTGTGGTCGCACCATTCGATTTTGCTGTTCTCGCTCACGATTTGCTCCCTTGGGTGCGGGCGGCGTCGAGGGCGCATTCCACCTCGTCTACATCTGGCGGCGGCTCATTGCCGCTGCGCCAGCGCTCACGTAGTTCAAGCGCGTACGTAGCCGCATCGACATACCATGCTCGCTCCCGCAGCCAGCGATAGCGCTCTGCGCAGAGCTTGTCGTCATCCGTCACCTCGGAGCGCGGCTCCGGCTGGCTCGGATGGGGGGCGAGAATTGCTTCCAGTTCTTCCGCAAGCTTGTACTGGCAGGAATGTCGGGCCTCGTCTGCTGCGCGGCTGATCACCTGACATTCGCCGACCGTCAGCGCGTCGTTATTCGGCATGGTCGACTTCCCTCACTTCTTTGATGAAGTCGGCGGCATCCTCAGACGACTCGAAGAAAAATGCCTTATTCGTTCCGCCGTCGTAGACATGCGCCCATTTCTTCAGACTCGGCTCGTAAGCCTGCACGCTGTACTTCGGCTTGAGCGTGTTCATGTCAAGCCACGGATGAGTGCGCATTCTCCATTCCGGGCGCACGCTGCTGCGCACGATTCCAAGTTGCCTCTTAGCCATGGCTGGCTCCCTCGGCAGTTGACTTGCCGCAAAACGGGCAGTAGCTGGAAATGACCGGAATCAGCTTTCCGCGCGTGAATCCTTTCGCCTGCGCGACGATCTTGAACTCGGTCTTGTGGATCACGCGTATCGAATTGTCAGACATGGAGAATCCGGCCGATTGGCAGTCGGCCGAAGCGTCCACGCCGAGTTCTTCGCTGTAGCGTTTGGCCAGTTTGATCTCGATCTTGCTTATGCAATTGCAGTTCATGATTTGTCGGCTCCATTGAGAAGGGCGCGGAGCACACAGGCATGGGCATTTAACATGCGCGCCTCCATTGTCTTGGCTGCAAACTCGATTGCCTCGCGCTGGCTGTTCGTCAGGCTCGCCACCCTCGCGGCGGGCGGGGCGGTGTAAAGAGGTTGCTTTTCGTAATCGCGGTCGCAGACATGGACGGGGTCTCCATCGCAATAGCACCAGTTATCGCCGCTCGTTCGATAGCGCCACGCTGCCGCCTCTCCCGCATCGGCGGGGGCCAGCGGACCGCAAGCGCCAAGCGCTTTTCCGTCGCGCAGTCCGGCCGCATAGCCCTTGTTGCTTGCCGCGATCAGTTCAGGATCGTCGCGCTCGCGCGCCTCTGCCGGTGCGTCGGCCTGCGCCCTTCGTGCGCCAAAGGTCGGCATACCTTCCTGCGCATCCCGCTGGCAGGCACACGGACTCGTTCCGCTGTCGCCCTCGATCACCCCTTCGCCGTCGCAATGCGGGCATTCCGCCGCATGGGCCGGTGCGTCGGCCTGCGCGGGTTGCGGGGCGGCGTCGGTTACGGCAAGGAGCACAAAATCTCGCCATAGGGAAAGTTCCGGCGATGCAGGCTTGGGCTCGACTCGCAGGTACTTTTTTGCGAGACCGATCATCGCTTCGTCGTTCGCCCAACCGTCGCCTAGAGTATGGACATCGGCTGACAACGCTTGGAGGGCGGCGGTCACTCGCTCCGCAGCGGGCGATGCTGCTGCCCGGTGATGCTTTGCCAATTCCGCGCACTGGCGGCACACACCATCGCCGTTCTCGTACACGCATTCGTGATCTTCCGTCTCACCCTCCGCAGCGGGCGATGCTGCCTCTGCGTGAGCGGGTTGAGGGGCGGCTGCAATACCTGCCAGCTCATTGAGGACCGCGCGACGTCGATCGGTTCCCTTGAACATCTGCGCCACTTCGACAAGCACACGGCGCTGTTCGTCTGTCAGGCGCACCGCCTCCGCAGTGGGCGATGCTGCCGCGCGTGCTTCTTGCCATGCATCCCGCAACCGCTCGACTGCACTGATTTCCGGAAAGCGATCACACCACGCCTCGAACGACACCGCCCGTTCGTCGGCCGGCGCTGCCGACGGCTCGCCATCACCCGATTCGAGATAGAAGCACCCAGCGTCGTTGCACGCCTGCGCGGTAGTCGATCCGCAGCGCTTACACGCGTCGTCGGCCGGCGCTGCTGCGGGCTGCTCGACAGGGGGTGCGGCGAGGGCCGATTCTGCGCGTTCGAGGCGGTCGAGGAGCGCAAGGATCGTCGCTGGCTTCGCGGCTCGGAAATACGCCTCGGCCGCCCCCGGTTCCGTGCCGACACCGTAAAACTGCACGCCGATCGCCACATGGTCGTAATTGCAGTAATCCGATTCGAACGGAATGCAGCCTTCGCCTTCGCATGCGGGGCATGTGATATAGCTGCCATCAGGCCGGCTTTCGATTCGTTCTGCGCCGTCGATGTCCTGCGGCGTAACTGCGCGCGCAGCCAGTTTCAGCGTCGCGATGTGCTCGTCCGTCAGCGCATCAGCGCGGCTCTGTTGTTGGTCGTTCATGGTCGAACCTCGATTCAAGACGGTTTGCGGATCTCGACCGCACACGGCGTGGTCATCACTTCGTGCAAAGCCGCTTCAAGCCATCCCATGACCCACTCATCGCCCACGACGCTTCGAAGCAGTTGGTAAGCGGAGAGCAGCGACGCGGACAAGTAGGAGACCTTCTCTGATTCAGTCATCGTGGCGATGCCGTTGCGGGTGTAGTCGTCCAACACGAGCTTTATCATCCGCATATCTTCGGCTTTCTCGGCGTTGCCGTATGGCGCGTCAGCGCAGCTCTTCTCGGGTTGCGCTGCCTCGTCATGGGCGATGGGCCGGGCAGGATGGGCAATCAACACCTCGAGTAGCCCATTCGCTGCATCTGCGTCTTCGGCACCGCGGCCGCGAAGACGGTCTTCTGCGCGTTCGATCAACCCTCGCTGCTCGTCCGTCAGCGCCGCCGGAGTAATGAGCTGCGCCTCGGTGCTCGCGTTCGTCGATTTCTTCATCACGCTCAAAGTTCCTCCAACAGCTTGTCGATCGGCTTGCGCGATTGCAGGACGACGAGAGCCATTTGTCTCTTACCTTCGTCGAACCCCGCCCGATAGGCGGCTTGTTCTGCGGGTGTGCGCCCGGCAGGCATCGTTGTATGCCGTGTGCGATCGCGGCGCACCTTGGGGGGAATTGCACGTGCAAACAGCGCGTGCGGGCCGTCTTCGGTGTCGTAGATCTCGAGCAGCACCCAACCTTCGCCATCGGGTGGCGTCGGCGTCCATGCGCTGCAGTCGGCGTCGGCGCGCTCGTGGTACTGCTCGTAGCTTTCGGCATCGACGTCGGATTCCATGCCGATGAATGCCGATTCGATGCCGAACGCTTCAAGGAACCTGTCGACGCGCACATCCTCGTCGCAGAGGGGAAGCTCGGGATGCGTCAGCCAGCCTTGTTCGTCGCGCTGGATCTCGCGCGGTGCGAGCAGCTTTGCTCGCAGCCCTTCGAGCGAAACGAAGCCGTCGAAGAGCGATTCCCGTGTCGCGGTCGCGAGGTCGAGCCGAAGAGCCTTTGCTTGCTTCAGTGCCTCGTCGCGCTGTGGAGACTCAGGCAGCCTGTCGACAGCGCCGACAAGCTCGAATGCGTACTGCGTCAGGTTCACGATGCCGTTCGCGCGCGGTGTCGTCTCATTCGTCATGTCGTGCCTCCGTTCAATAGTCGCGGCCGCGGTAGTAGGTATTGATGCTGTTCTCGTCGCCGTCGATGATCAGCTTCGTGCCGGCGGCGTAGAGCTGAAACAGGCGGCGCTTGAAGCCGTGCATGGGGCCGACAAACAGCGTCTTGCTCGGGTCCTTTCGATCGATCTGCACGCTGTACACGCGGCCGTCGTGGACGTCGATCTGATACGGGCAGTCGTGGGACTTGGTGCCGTATTCGCTGTCCAAGTAAATGTGGTGGAACTTCGAGATGAAGCCGCTCTCCGCGCTAACAATCAGCGTGATCCGGTCCGACTCATCGCACGAGCACGAGCGGTATTGGCGATCGGCGTGCTCGTCCTTGATGAATTCCTCGACGAGTTGCGAAAGCTTGATCTCTGCCGGTGCGGGTGCGAGCAGTTCCTTCATCTGCTGCTCGATCTGCGTTTCGATTGTCGCGTTCAACTGCGCGTCGACCTGCTGTCGGATGATCTTGAGAATGAGGTCGTTGTATCCGGGCAGACCAAGGTTATGCAAATCGACTTGCAGCGCGGTTTTGACGTGCTCTTTCAATTGCTCGCCGAAGGTCGAGTACGAGCGGAGTTCTTCGTCGAGGATCGAGGTGATCGTCTTCGTCAACTTTTCTTCGATCGCCTTCTCGATCGCGCCGGCCGCGACGATGTTCGAGAAGGCAGTGGAGACGGCTTGTTGCAGTTCTTTCATGGCTTGGTCCTTATGCACGTCATTGGAATTCGAAAAAGGTGCTGGTCCGTACAGGCACCAGCTCAAGCAGGGGTTCAAGGGCGGACACTCAGCGCTCGCATAAGGCAGCGTTGCATGACTGCTTGGCATCAATTTGAGGGAATGGCGGGACCCAACCGCCACCGCCGAGCGTCCGCTCTTGAATCTCCGCAGAGGAAAAAGAGGGTGCCGAACTGGCCACCCTTAAAGGCCGCCCATATCCGAGGGGAGAGCCGGGCGCGGGCTCAGAATTTCGTTACTTGATTTGGACGAACGGGACGCTGCTCGAGCCCATGTACTGGGGGAGCTTGCCGTCCCATTTCTCGATCGCCATCTGTTGCAGGATTTGGCTGTTCTCGCGTAGTGCTTTCGCTTTCACCTCGAGCGCTTCGGCCTCGCCCTTGGCGATCGCGACTTGCTTTGCCGCGTCCGCCTCGGCTGCACGCAGTTCGTTCTCCTTCTGCTGCGCGATCTGCGTCGCAGCGATCTTCCCGTTGATCGAGTTCATGACCTGCTCGGGGAGGCGCATCTGATTCACGAAATAGACCTTCTCGACACTGATTCCGACCTTCGCGGCGTTCGCCTTTACCTCGTCCTCGACGCGCTGCTGTAGCGCCGCCTTGCCCCTGCCGTAGACGTCCTCGACCGCCATCGACGCGCCGGCGAGATTCAGGGCGTCGCGCACGATCGCGCGCAGGTAGACGCCCGTGATCTCATCGACTCCGCGCCGATACTTCTGGAACACCTTGGGCGCGTTCTCACGCGGGATCGCGTAGCTCACGCCGATGTCGGTGTTGACCGACAGCCCCTCCACCGTCTGGAACGTGAACGACTCGTCGGACTTGCCAGCTTTGTCCCACACGTAGGACTGCGTGAACGTCGGGAAGATGAACATGTCGACGTTGGGCCCGTTGAAGTAGCGCCCGGGCCCCTTCACTTCGACGTTGACGCCGCGGTCGTCGCCGTAGCGTTGCACCTTCACACCGACGTAGCCGGCCGGGACGTTATCGCAGCCGGCCGCGAGGAACATCGTCGGCGCGAGGATCAGAATCAGAAACAGGCGTTTCACTTGGTCTCCTTGAAATGAGGGGGGATGAATTTCACAAAGGCGGCGGCATATGCCAGCCACACGAACGGCACGGCGAGCAGGGTGATGCTGCTGTCCTGATTCACCAGCCACGGGGTGACGATCGACAGCAGCACGAGAAACAGCACGGCCGCGACGATGAGCTTCGAAGCGGTTTTGATTGGTATCTCCGGTAAAAAATGGCGGGGCGCGCATACGGGCCGCCCCGCCGAAAGGCCGCGCTTATCCGAGAGGAAATCCCGCGCGCGGCGAGCGGGGAACTGCGGTGTGTGGCATGCTGAGGCCACAAAGAAGTCGCGCATCCGGAGTGCCGGAACGTCCGCGGCTATGCGGAAGGTCGTCGTGCTAGGATTCTCACCAAAGCAAGCGGGGAGCGATGAACTCGAAAGAACTGCGCGCGGAGCAATTGCCGCGGGATACGGCTGTCGGACTCGGAGGTTTTGCACTCGGACTCACGATTGCGTGCCTGATTGCGCATCTGCCCGGAAGCTCGAGCGAATGGGCTTCATGGGTTCAGGCGGTCGGCTCGATTTTTGCAATCGCTGGTGCTTTTCTCGTTGCTAGATATCAAGCGCAACATCAAATGACGCAATTGCTTCGAAGTTCTGCTCAAGCGCGTGTCATTGAAGCGGAACTAGCATTCGTCGTCGCAACAGACGCTGTGGCTGCTATTACCGTGGCCAACCAATACATCGCGAACTTCATTAATGGCAGCGTCTTCAAGTTCGATCTCGATCGTCTTTCCGACGTGCAGCTTTCGTTGCGCACGCTTTACGGTCGAGGCGTTCCGCCTGATGTGCTAAGTAGCGTTATAGACATCCAGCGGTTCGTGACATATTCGGTGAGGGCGATACAGCAAAGAAATGAGAACTCTGGCGCCACATACCTAAAGCGAGAATTTCGCGATAGAGCGCGAAGTCGGGTTAAATCTGCTAACGAAGCATCTAGAAAAATTGAGCATTGGCTGAGTGGAGAGCGAGCGAAGCTCGGCCTCAAACCTGCTAACAGTCTTCGCGAAGCGGATGGCTAAAATCGTCTTGACTAGATGGCACCTGCTCGACGTGCAACGCAGAGGAACCAGACACAGCCGATAGTGATGCCGTAGGCGAGGATCATCCCGAAAGCCCGAGCGAGACGCCCGTTCGGCCGATCGCACGCGGCGAGTAGATCATTGTCGAAAGCGACTCTGTTCATGATGGTCTCGTGTCGTCGCAATTACCGACGGTATGCATGGGTCGACGCGGCGAAAGGTTCGATGGACGTATCGGCTGCCGGCTCAATGCGCTGCATGGCGCCGGACGGCATGAGCTCGATTGCGTCGAGGCAATGTCCGGCGAAGTAGTTGCGATCATGGCGCTCGATGGCGTCTTGGAGCTTGGCCCATGTCAGGGTTTCACGGACGTTGTATTCGTGATTTGCATGGATGTGAAGCATCGCGGTCCCCGGTGGGTTGTGATTGCCCGCAGGGCGGGCGCGGTTGGTCAGGCGGCGTCCTGATCGATTCGCTTGATGCATGACTTAGCGTCACGGATCGCCTTTTCATGGCGTGCGACGGCTTCCGGATAGTGCTTCATCGTGGGCTCAGAAGCCGTCAGCGCTACCATTGCGCCGCGAAGCGCATCGACGAGCTCGGTGTAGAAGGGAAGATCCGCAACGTCGGCGACGCGGTTGCAGGCTTCGAGTACGGTTTGTTTGTCCATCATCGTTCTCCTGTAGCGGGCGCGGTTGGTCAGTGCATGTGGTGCTCGTCGCGGCCGATGTGCTTCATCGCACGCGTAACCTCGACGACGAGCCAGAGAATCAGCAGGGCCAAAGCCCCAGTCACGAAGTGCTTCACCTCAGCAGCCTCCGCGAAGATCTTCGATGCCCTGAGCGATCAGATCGCTTGCAACTTCGCGCAACAGGTGCTCGACAAGCGCGCCGCGAGGCAGACGGCGCAGTTCGAGGAGGTTCTTTGCGGCTTGGCTCACGATCGNCTCCTAGACCTTGAGCCCGATCGACCGTAGAAAGAGGCGTCGGTCGTATTCGAGCTTCAACCGGGCCGCGTGCCGCATTGCATGGGCGCGGCCGATGTTCTCGCTGTACCGATGAGATAGGCCGAGTACCGCCCACGTCTCACGGCTCGCGTTTGCGCTGACTTCGAGGTCAGCTGCTGCGTTTTCGAGCCACTCGACCGACACGGTCGGCAGCTTCCGTTTCGATTCCACTGGATCTCCTTTCGAAGAGTCACGATCACGATCCTCGTTTCCCCTCATGATTTAGTAATCCGAATTCAAAACAACGATCAGGGCGTAACACCAATCGATCTGCTTCCTTGTCAGTTTTCATGGGATGGGGCCACTGCCGCGACTTCCGGCTTCGCTTTCCCCTCCGAACGACAATCCGGCTATCTCGCGAACCGCCATGTGCGTCGCGACCAACTCCGGCGTCCTCTGGCTCCCTCGCCGCGGCCAGACCACGTCCGCATCGGCAGGGCCCCATCTCATGAAAGCTGAGTGGTGTCGGGCGCTACCCCGTTTCTCGGCTACACCGTAGAGCCGACCGGTTGCTCCCTTGCGGGTCCCGGTACGCTGGCACTCTTAAAGATCGATCCGCCGGAGCGGTGCAGCGAGCAAGGCTGCGGTATGGATTGGAGAATAAACAAGAGTTTATCAAGAGTCAACAAAAGTTTGAGTCTGTGTGGGAGGGCAAGTTCGACCGCGTGTGGCGAAGACGCGGATCAGCCTGTAAATTCTTGGGAGGAATTGGACGCAATCATGAAAATTCAACCTCTCCCACCTCTTCAGTGCCTTGTTTTCTTCGACGCAGCCGCAAGACACGGCAACTTCACGCGAGCAGCCGAGGAATTGAATGTGACGCAAGGCGCGGTTAGCAAACAGGTTGTGAAGCTCGAGACGTTTCTTGGGACAACTCTCTTTGTCCGAGATGCCAAGGCCTTGCATTTGACTCGCGCGGGCCAGCAGTACGCTGATCGGGTGCATGCGATTTTGGCCGACTGTGTCGAGGCAACTGCACTTGTGATGAAGGAGCAGACTCCGCACAGCCTTACTATTGCGTGCGCGTCCGGCACTGCAACATTGTTTTTGGCGGATCGGATTGCCGAGTTCAGCGCGGAGCATCCGGAAGTCTCCGTGCGAATTCTTGTTCGAGAAGGCGTGTTCAATTTGAACGCGGCCGAATTCGACATTGGCGTCTACTACATTCGCGACGTTCCTCCCCCCGGCATTGCTGGAACGGCGATCATCTCGGAGGACGTTCACGCATACTGCGCGCCGACGTTTCTCGCGGGGCGCCGCGTGCCTCCCCAGGACTTGATGGAGGCAACTTTACTTGTTGCGGAGGAACAGCAGCGTCAGTGGATGGGATGGCGAGATTGGTTTCGCCTGACTGTCGGCGAAATCGGGTTTCGTCCGGCTCGAACTATTTCTGCGAACAGCTACCCAGTACTGCTGCAACTGGCACTGCATGGGCACGGAGCAATTTTGGGCTGGAAGCATATGATCACGCCACTTGTTGAGAGCGGGAAGCTGGTTTTAGCGTCGGATGCGCATGCAAGCTTCGGCGGCGCGTATCAGGTCATCTGGCCTGCGGATCGCCGAGACACGCCCGCGGTCACGATGTTTCGCGAGTGGCTACTGACGCATGTATAAGTCATACGATTGGTTCAATTTGCATCATTCCTTATGGTCAGGCTGCCCCGAGAATTTTTCATGGTAAGTAATTCGTAAATAGACGTAATATTTCGTGCGCGATCAAATCTTGTTTGATAGCCGTAATAACTCAATAATCCGAGGGCACGAAATAATGCAAACATCAACGTACGCGCGCGAGGCCGCGCCGAGTGCGAGCTCCGACACGCATCGGAGAGCTGTAATCGCCGTCATCGTCGGAAATGGTTTCGAATGGTTCGATTTCATTTCGTATAGTTTCTTCTCAGTCATTATTGCGAAACTATTTTTCCCGTCGACGGACGACAACCTGTCTCTGTTGCTGTCGGTTTCGACGATTGGCGTAGGCTTCTTTATGCGTCCGATCGGTGGCATCGTGATTGGCGGAATTGCGGACAAAGTGGGGCGCCGAGCAGCACTTACGGTCACGATTGCATTGATGACCGCCGGGACGGCGATGATTGGATTCGCGCCGACATACAAAGATGCAGGGCTTGGTGCGCCACTGATGATTGTCGTCGCGCGTCTACTTCAGGGATTTTCGGCTGGAGGGGAAATGGGAGGTGCGACAGCGTATCTTCGCGAGCGCGTGCCGGCCGAGCGGCATGGATACTACACGAGCTGGATTCAGGCGAGTATCGGGTTCGCGATTATCCTTGCGTCAGTTCTTGCGGTGTTTATCGTGAAGTGCCTCGATGAGCAGCAGATCGAATCTTGGGGCTGGCGAATCCCCTTCCTTCTCGGACTCGGTCTCGGCCCGGTCGGGATTTATATCCGCAGTAGGCTGAACGACCCTGGCTTTCCCGCAGACGAGCGTTTGGGCGAGTGTGCGCCGGTCGTCGAGGTCGTCAGGAGCTTTTCGCGTGAGGCGCTTGTCGGATTTGGTTTAGTCGTCTTCTGGACGGTTTGCTCTTATGTCCTACTGTTCTACATCCCGACCTACGCTTCGAAGGTTCTGAAACTCCCGTCTTCTACGGGTTTCATCGCAGTGCTTGTCGGCGCGTCAATTGTTCTCTTCGTCACACCTTTGATTGGACACCTTTCCGATCTGTTTGGGCGCCGCTGGTTCCTTGCGGGAGCGTTGCTCGTTGCGATCGTCGCGGCTTATCCGCTGTTCGCTATGTTGAATGCCGCACCAGGGTTGAAGACGTTGCTCGTGTTCCAGGTGGTGTTCGGGCTCGTTATCGCCAGCTACGAGGGGCCAATCCTGGCGGCGCTTAGCGACATGTTTCCAGACGGGGTTCTGTCGACTGGGATTTCGATCTCGTACAACCTCGCCGTGATCACGTTTGGTGGATTCTCCGCCGCGATCATTACGTGGGCGATTGCGACCACGCACAACAACCTCGCGCCGGCATTCTACGTGATAGCAGCGGCCATCGTGAGCTTGATATCCGTGTCTCTCTGGCAACCTCGCAGGAAGTAGAGCCGATTGGGCGGGCCTCTCGATGGACGATGCCGAGAGGCGCGCACCCTGTGAACGTTCAATCAGACCTACGAGGTGGCCACTTGAAGAAATACAACAGGGAGTTTGCCGCGGGGGCGTTGCAGTCCGTGAGCCTTATTGCAAAGGATCTCGGGATTCTCGCGGCAGAGAGAATTCGACATTTACAAGCGATCTTCTCCGCGATTGATGCACTGTCGGATCGGTCGGATCAATCATGCATTACGAGCGACCTTGCGCGGTGCGGGAGATGGATTGCAGGGGATGTCTGCGGTGACATTGACGACGCCGTCGAGTCTATAGCGCAAACATTGCAAGACGTCCACTAACGATCGCCGCGAAAGGCGGCTATCAGGGCCGCGACTTTTTCTGCGTCCGCAATGGGCAGCTCGAGGAGGTCGCGGACGGCCTGCTGTATCGACTCAGGAGCAGCATCAAATCTCTCCTGAATCTTCACCTTCTTCCCCGCCCCGACAGGCGGTTTTCGCGATCGACGCAGCGCGTCAAGTCCCGCGCTGTCGAGGCGCGACAAATCGTCCTCAAGCAACACGTTCAAATCAACCCGGAAGTGTTTTGCTAGCTGTGGCGCAAGATCCGACCGGCTACTGTCGCGCTTTTCCAGCGCATAGATCGGCTGCTGTGATTCGATGCCGATAGCGCGCGCAAGGTCCGGACGGGTTTCGCCCGTCAGGGTGCGTAGTCGTGCGACGTTCTTTCCGAGTGCCATGAGCCGGACTCTATAAACAATTGTATATTCGATCAATAAACGAGAGTTGACTGACGATAAACTATGGTTTATCGTTCGCGCATGAACACTCCGTCGCAACTCTCACCATTCGAAACGTTGTGCCTCGCAGTCAGCCTTTGCGACTCGCAAGCCGACTTTGCGAGGAGGGTCGGCGTATCCCCCCAAGCTGCAAGTAATTGGATTAAGCGGGACCGCCGTGCGCCGATCGAAGCTTGTCCATTTGTTGAGCGCGCCGTTGATGATCCGCGCGTCGTGTGCGAAACGCTCCGGCCGGACTACCAAGGTTGGGTCGTCTTGCGCCAACTGATGCTGCGCGGCGACGAGAGCTTGCGGGAGCAGAAGGAGCTCGCGGGATGACGCCCTCGGGTTCAATGAAGTAAGGGGCGAAATCGCTTTCAGTTATTTTGTCTTGTTTGGGTTAACAATATCCTATTTGGCATGCTGTCCCTTACGGGCCAGCGGAAGGAGTCAACGTGACAAATGCTAACGACAAGTGCGCTGTGACGATCGAGGCAAGTCCCATTGGAACGGGGCGCGTCTTGATTGATGGTATTGAAGTCCGGTGCGTCCAGAGCGTCAACGCGCGCTTCCGAGCTGGGCAGGGGCCGGTAGTGGAACTGGGATTGGTCGCTGATGGCGGCACCCAGATCCACTACGACGGCGCGAACCTCTACGTCGAAGAAACTGCCATGCCCGCGGCACTCGAAATCGCTCTGTGGAAACACCTCGCGAACAAGTACGGCCGCGAAATCGACGTTACAACGATGAGTTCGTCGACGCGCGATTACTGCCTCGTTGGCGACTAGATTCGCGTGATCTCGACGCCGCTTCGCACGAGTCGAAAGACATTTTCCGAGACGCGGTTCAGTGGCTCACCGTTCGAAAGTCGATATTCCTTCAGGCCCAACTCGCTGCTCTGTTCAGCGAACGTGCTTGTGTCGATCACGTCCTGGCGGACAACGACGTTGTACTTGTTGCCGCTTTTGTCGACTGCTTCGAAACGGTCAGTAATTACGCTCATTGGGTCTCCGTTTGTGGCTACTTCGTGGTGTGGAAATCCGAATTCTGCCATGGGCGTGAGACCCACCCATTTGAACCAAAGCGTGTGTCGCCTGTGGAAAGCGGCGTAGACGCTCAATAGCAACACCCAAGCCATTCACGAATCTTCGTTCAACGTGATGAAGATGAGTTTAGTAGTCCAAATGGCATGAAAACACGTTTGTTTGGAGGATCGATTGAACATTCTCGATACGGCGCACGCCGTCGCTCACACCTACCCGGGCGGATGCGAATCGCTCGCACCGCGTCTCGGCGTATCGGCCGCCGTGCTCCGGAGCAAGGTGAATCCGAACACGGATACGCACAAGCTGACGCTTCAGGAAGCGGTGCGCATCAGCGAGGTGACGGACAACGACGCGATACTCGAAGCGTGGGCGAGCGAGCGCGGCTATGCGCTCGTGAAGCTGCCTAGCGCCGTTGAGTGCTGCGACGCGGCCATCGTCGAACTGATGGGCAAGGCGTGGTCGACGCACGGCCTAGTCGGCCGAGAGATCGTCAAGACGCTCGAAGACGGGCGCGTCGAGCACTCCGAGGTCGTGCGGGTCGAAGCGCGCATCTTCCAGCACGCACAGGTGCTGTTCAATCTCGCGGCGCGGCTGCGCGGCATGGCTGAGTAGCCGAATGGATTGGCTTGACCGTTCGCACCGCGGAGACTGCCGCGACCTGATGCGCGCGATGATTGTCGAGGGCGTCCGCGTGCAGACGATCGTCACGTCGCCGCCGTACTGGGGCCTTCGCTCATATCTGCCCGACGCACATCCCGACAAGGGCCGGGAGATCGGCAGCGAGCCGACACTGCGCGAGTTCATCAACACGCTCGTCGGCGTGTTCGAGCTCTGCCGCCAACTGCTCGTGGACGACGGGACGCTCTGGCTGAACATGGGCGATGCCTATGCCTCATCGGGCGGACAGACGCCGATGCGCGGAGAGACGTTTGCCGGGCGCGCTCGCGCTAAGGAGAACATCTGCCTGAGCAACAGGAAAGCGGGCATCGACGGTCTGAAGGTCAAGGATCTGATGGGCCAGCCGTGGCGTCTTGCGTTTGCATTGCAGGATGCCGGCTGGTATCTCCGACAGGACATCATCTGGCACAAGCCGAACCCGATGCCCGAGAGCGTGCGCGACCGCTGCACTAAGGCACACGAATATCTGTTTCTGCTTTCGAAGAGCGAGCGCTACTACTACGACTTCCACGCGATGCAGGAGCCTGTGAGCGGTGGTGCTCACGCACGTTCGCCCGGCAATCGGTCACACAAGGCCACAAATGCATTTGCGGCGGGCGACGAGCATCACCGCACGAAAAGCGGACTCGTCGCGTACGCCGAGCGGCAGCGCGCCGCGGGCGTCAATCCGAAAGCTGTAGCGGTCGCCGGTTGGCAGACGGGACCGGGCACACATTCGACTGTCGAGCACAACCGCGGCGCTCGTGCAAAGCGGCAGAAGCAAAACGAATCGTTCTCGGCAGCCGTCACCGACGTTGTCACGAGTCGAAATCGCCGGAGCGTCTGGACGATCCCGACGCAGTCGTTCGACGGTGCCCACTTTGCAACTTTCCCCGAGGCGCTCGTCGAACCTTGCGTGCTCGCCGGCAGTCGGCCGGGCGACGTCGTGTTCGATCCGTTCTTCGGCAGCGGCACGACCGGACAAGTAGCGCAGCGCCTCGGCCGCCGTTTCATCGGCTGCGAACTCAACCCGGACTATGAGCCGCTGCAGCGCGATCGTCTGCGGCAGCCGGGATTCGTTTTGGAGGTCATGTGAGCGAGCGCCCAACCCTCCACGTCGTTTCTCTGTCCGGCGGCAAGGACAGTACCGCGACGCTGCTCGTCGCGCTCGAGCTGCACGGACACGAGAACGTCCGTGTCGCAATGGCGGATACAGGCAACGAGCACCGTCTTACCTACGAGTATGTCGACTATCTCGAAGACGTCCTGTCGATCCCGGTGGCGCGTCTCAAGCGTGACTTCACTCCCGAGTGGTGGCATCGGCGCGACTACGTTCGCGACAAGTGGCCGGAGAAGGGTGTTCCTGAGAACGTCGTCCTGCGCGCCTTAGCCGTGTTCGAGCGTGGGCCGACCGGCATCCCCTTCCTCGACCTTTGCATCATCAAGGGGCGCTTCCCGAGCCGCATGGCTCAGTTCTGCACGTACTTCCTCAAGACTGAGCCTCTGAATGAGTACGCGCTGAACCTGATCGATGAGGCGGGTGTTGCTGTGTGGTCTTGGCAAGGTGTCCGCATCGAGGAGAGCGAGGCGCGCCGCAACCGCCTGCAGGGCACAGGGGCATGCGTCCGATCGTTTGAAGAGGTCGGCGGGGGGCTGTTCATCTATCGGCCGGTATTGCGCTGGACGGCCGAATCCATATTCGAAGCGCACCGCGTAGCCGGTATCAGACCGAACCCGCTCTACCTGCAAGGCCGCAAGCGCGTCGGTTGCCTCTGCATCAATGCTGGTAAAGACGAGATCCGGCAATGGGATATGCGTGACCGCGACCACATCGAGATGATCGCCGAGTGGGAAGGCATCGTTTCGGATGCGTCGAAGCGTGGCAACTCCACCTTCTTCCCGGCCCCAGGCGAGACGGACACGGCGCGGGAGCGAGGAAACATCTGGCAAGTCGTCGAGTGGTCGAAGACGACTCGTGGCGGTCGGCAATACGACCTTCTCGCGGACGCAGAACCTGCGACGACGTGCTCGTCCGCATACGGGCTTTGCGAATAGCTCCATTCACAAACTATCTCAATAGGAGCCACTGATGGCCAAAAACTCAATCGACGTCTACGGGGCATCGGGCAAGGGCAACGTCCTTTCGATGGACCCCGACAAGCTGACGCTCGTCACGGACCCGAAGCACCCGCTGTACGACCGGCGCGTACATCAGGCGCCGAACCCGAAGACGGTTCGGAACTATCGCGCGCAGGGCGTGCTTGAGCCGGTGCTCTTCTACAAAGACCCGGAGACGGGCGAGAACCTCGTGATCGACGGCCGTCGCCGCGTGATCAACGCGCGCGAGCTGAACCGTCAACTGATCGAGGCGGGCGAAGAGCCGATCACGATTCCGGCGATCCCGAAGCGCGTCATGCGCGACAGCGACAAGTCGTTCGTCGGAATGATGGTCAGCACGAACGAGATCCGCGAAGAAGACTCGCCGATCAACCGGGCCGAGAAGATGGCTCGCATGCTCGACGTCGGCCACACCGAGGATGCTATCGCCGTCGCGTTCGGTGTCGAGGTGCCGACCGTGCGCTCTGCTTTGAAGCTGCTCGACTGCTGCATGGCGGTGCGTGACGCTGTTGAGGCGGAACAGATCACTGTGTCGCACGCGCTGAAGCTTGCGAAGCTGTCGCCCGACGAGCAACGCGCGAAGGTTCAGGCGTTGATCGATGCCGCTGACGGCAAGGAAGGGCACGCGCGCTCGCGTGCGCAGAAGGCCGTGCTCGGCGGTACGGCGGCACGCATACGTCCGCGTAAGCAGATCGAGGCGGCGCTCGCGAAGGCGACAGGCGAGCGCTTGGCGGCGCTGCGATGGGTGCTCGGTATTGACGACGCGGAAAGCGCACAGGAGGCCGCCGAATGAGTTTCGAGCACCTCAACCGCGCTATGCGCGAGCAGTTCCCGCCGACGGCCAAGGTGATCCTGATCTTTCTGGCGCGGTTGGCCGACGAGCAGGGGAATTGCGATCCGTCGATCGACGCCATTGCGGAATTCGCGAGCGTGACGCGCGTGACCGTGTCGTCGACCCTTCGCACGTTGGAGGAGGCCGGTGCGCTGCGCATTACGCGCCGGCCCGGTCACCCGAGCGCCTATCGCTTGACTCTCGGGAGAGCGTCTTGACTCCGACCGACATCAAAGAGCCCGTTCCGGCGCGCGCTGGCGAAGTGACGCCCGTTGCGGTGACAGCTCGCGCAGCGGCCACGCGTACGTGTCTGTCATGTGGCGCAAAGACTGACGCTGACGGCGCGTTGCCGTGCGGGCACTGAGGAGCCTATGAGCGTCAAGGTTATGAACGCGGTGTTCGAGCGCTATCCGGAAGGCGGCGGCGAGATGATTCTCGCGCTGGCACTTGCGGACCATTCGCACGACGACGGGACGCACATCTATCCGAGCGTCGACAAGTTGGCTGCGAAGACGCGCCAATCGCCGCGTGCAGTGCAGTACCAGCTTCGCCGGATGCAGCAGTCGGGCTGGCTAATTCTCGTGAGCGAGTCGAAGGGCGGGCGTGGGAATACGCGCGAATACCGAATCAATTCGGACTGGATAAACGGTGCAGAACTTGCGCCCATTTCGTCGGGTTCAAAGGGTGCAAAAAATGCACCCAATGGAAAGGGTGCAAACGACGACGTAAAGGGTGCAACTGGCGACATAAAGGGTGCAAATCACAGCACTAAAGGGTGCAAAGCTTTTGCACCCGAATCATCAGGAACCGTCATAGAACCATCAGAGAACCATCAACCCGCGCGGCGTGCGCCGCGAGTTGCGTTGCATGGCGAACTGCGATCAATCGAGCTGCCCGACTGGTTGCCCGTCGACGCGTGGCTCGACTGGTGCGAGCACCGCGAGGCGAAAGCGGCGGAGAAGTCGGCGCCGTGGACACGCCCGGCGGCGAAGGTGTCGCTGCGCCGCCTCGAGAAGCTGAGAGAGCTTGGGCATGCCCCGGCGGACTGCATCGACGAAGCGGTACTGCGCGGCTGGACGGGGCTGTTCCCGGTGAAGCCGGACGGCACGGCGACGAGCGGGCAGGACGTTCCTGCCGACTGGCACAAGAGCGCGCAAGGTGTCACTGACCGCGGTAAGCAACTCGGCATCGAGCAGCGCGAGGGCGAAGTGTTCATGCGTTTCAAGGCGCGCGTCGTCAAGGCGAACGGGCCCGGCGAGGCGATGGAGGAAATGCTTCGCGAGGCTGGTCGCTTTGGGAATGAGACCTACGAGCAGTTGTACCGGTACTTCAACGACATCCCGCGCGATCAGGAGGCGACGTGACGAAGCGCGCTTCATGGCCGCTCGTTGTTCCCGAGGGTACGGCGATGGTTGGCACGGCACGCGTGCGCGACGACCGAACTATCGGTCGCAGCTTCGCCGAGCGCGAGCTGGCGCGCCGCACGGGCAAGCAGCCGAACTCCGAATTCGACGAAATCGCATCCGGCGACCTCGACCGGCCACTCTTCACGCCGGTAATGACGGCGAAGCGCTCGAAGTACCGCAACACGAAGTGCGAGCACGACGGCATCAGGTTCGACAGCAAGCGCGAGCGGTCGCGATGGTTCGAGTTGATCAAGCAACAAGACGTCGGGCTGATCAGCGGTCTTCGGCGTCAAGTGGCGTTTGAGCTGATCGCGCGTCAGCGGCGTTCCGACGGTTCGATCGAGCGAGCAGTCGAGTACGTTGCCGACTTCACCTATCGCAATTCGGTGGGTGAGCTTGTGGTCGAGGACGTGAAATCAGCGGTGACACGGAAGAACAAGGACTACGTCATTAAACGAAAGCTGATGCTCCGAGAGCACGGCATCACGATTCAGGAGGTCGAATGAAGAAGGCGGTGAGCTTGAGCACGGGGAACTGGCTGATCTGCGATTGCTTGAAGCGGAAGGCCGGCCGCCGCGGGCTGACGATTGAGCAGATCGGATACGAAGCGTCGATGACGACTGATACGGTGAAGGGGCGCATACGAAACCTTCTCGGCAAGAAGTATGTTGAGCGCATCGAAGGCTCGCGCCCCACGACGTACCGCTGCTTGCTCAAGGAACTTCCGCCGCCGACTGAGTCGCCGCAAGAGAGGCTCTTGAAGCGAGCAGCCGAACAGCATCGAGAACGTAACGCGGCGATCGCGCACGCGGCATTCGCCATGGACCGGATGATTCGTTCCTGCGCAGTCGTTGCGCAACGCGATCGGCGCCAATGAAGCGAACGGGATTCAAACGAAAGCCGCATTCGTCGTTCAGCAGCCTGACGCGAACGGCGACGCTGAAGCGTCAGAAGGCGATCGTGAAGCGGATCAAGCGGCCGACCGTCGCCGAGGGTTCGAAGTATTTGGCGGCGTGCCGCGGCGAACCGTGCTTTCTGCGTGTGCCGGGTGTGTGCCGTCTTAACCCGCTCGACGAAACCGTTGTGCCGTGCCACTCGAACCAATCGCGCCACGGGAAGGCCGGGGCGATGAAGGCGAGAAACGAATTTACGGTTCCCGGTTGCGTCGCGCGTCACGCGTGGATCGATCAGAACCGGGTCGGCACGCCGAAGCAGGCCAAGTTCGATGTGTGGGATCGGGCATATGAGGAATGGGAGCCGGTACGGGCTCGAAAGATGGGAGAAGCAAATTGCCAGTGAGGATGTGGGTTGAGATTCCGGACGGTTCGTATAGCGTGCCGAGACATCGCGGGCGGGGCGGGATTGTCGTCTGTGAGCGGAAGCGCGAGATCGACGCGACAGTATTTCGGATCGCTCGAATCGCCACCGTTAAGCGCCAGTTGGTCGCGGCCGTCGAGGTGGATGCGTTTATTCCCGAAATGCACCGATCGCGCATCCCGGAGTGCGATGGCCGTTGGGTGGAGCCGGGCGTTTTCCGGACGAAGGCATACGTGCATCGCAATCGGCATTCGCGCGTGCTCGGCGCATTCATCAAGAGCGGCGATGACATATGGGATGTGCGGGGGATGTCGTGAGTGCTTACCTCTACTTCAACATGAGCGACATCGTGGAACCGGTGGCAAAGATGGCGGTGCGGAGAAATGAAGCGCTTACGGGGAACCGGTTTATCGCATTTCCCGGTTGCCCGCTCGAGGGCGTCGAGCTCGAAGACGGCCAAATCGAAATGCGGTTTCCTCGAAGTGAGGAGATACGCACGGTCTTGATCAACTGGCTGGTGCACTGGGGCACCCCGTTCCGCGTTCTTCCATGAGACAACAGATGGATTTCATTTTCGACAGCACTCGCCAAGCGCTGCACGTGTCGTTCCTGATTCTGGCGAGCGAGCCGCGCGCGAAGAACGTGCTCCGAACCGCGCTCATTCGCGCGATGGAACTTGAGCCGGAACTGTCCGAGGAGCAGCGGAAATGGCTCGGGCAACTGACCGGCTCGGCCGCCGAATCGACGGTGAATTTCAGCGGGCTCGACATGGCGGAAGTGCGGGCACAGTGCGCTGCCGTGGTGAGCGCGGTCCGCACGAAGCTGATGGACGTCGAGCGATGGGTGGTGATGGCGCGTTTCGGGCAAATGGGGGGCACGCGAGACGACGACGGCGTGAAGCGCTACTACTTCCTCTCCGAGCGCGCCGAAGCGATCCAGAGCCTGTCGCGTTGGCTGGAACCATCGTTTCCGGGAATATCGAATCTTGCGCTCGACTGTTTGCTCGCTCGGCTGTATGCGAACCACGCACGCGCGACCATCAGCTTCCGCGATCTCGAACGCAGTTTCGGCGCGAGCCATATGACATACAAGCGCGCGTATGAAAAGATCGAGCAGCGCTTGCGAGAAGTCGAGGCGTTAGCGGTGGGGCGGCTTACGCCATACTTCGAAGAGACGGGGCTAATAAGCTGCGCAGCCGAATCCGCATGATAGGCGCTTTCGGTGGACATCTGATGCGATGTTGCCGTGCCGGTGCCGCGCAGCAGGTTAATCGTGGCGGTCAGCGCCTAGAGTATCGCATCTTGTCGTGACCGTTACCGCCGTTCGAATCGCCGGGGGTGCAGCGGCTGGTATCAGAGTCGAACAGTTGCTCGGCAAGGCCACTCGCGCGTAACAACTCGGCCATTGTCGCCGTATGGTCCTCGACGCTCTATAGTGTTGTCTACAACCAAGAAAAAGAGCATGGGGATCAAAATGAGAAAGCTAGTTGTATGCTGCGCGGCAGTGCTGGTCTTGCAGGGGTGTGCCACCTACGACCTATCGTTGATGCCGCGCGGAGCGGGGCCGATGGCACATGGCACGGCCAAGCAGATAGACAAGTCCGTTTCCGTTACCTTGGACGGCGAAACCTACTTTGGCCACTATGTCTATGTGCAGGGAGGCGGGTTCTCCCTCGGGACGGCCTTTGGAGGTGGACAAGTGGCGACCGGTAGTGCCGTCGGCGTGAGCGCTGTTGGTAACGGCAACGTCCTCGCGCAGTCCACTGATGGCCAGCACAATCTGCGATGCGTATTCAACTTCAGCGGGTGGACGCAACAGGGCACGGGCGTGTGCCTAACCGACAACGGAAGTACGTACGATTTGCAAATAACGCGGTAGGTGACGACTTTGGGGGCGACCATGCGGTTCATGGAAATCGTTTCGCGCATCACCGGGTTCAGCGTGCCGGTGTTTGGCATCCAGTGGAATCCCAGCGAGGCCGAGCGAGCAGTAGCTCGCCGCGTCCTGACATTCCTGGAAGATCGGCGCGTGTTGTACTCGCCATCGCAGATGGAAGTGCCGTTGCACTGTGTGGAATCGGTGCTGCGTATTCGAGAGTTTCTAACTTCCGAACTGGGCAGGCTCGACGCCGCCTCTGACATTGCCGCTAGTCTCCGGGCGATGCGCGCCGCCTGCCGGAAGTTCCTAACGACAGTTGATGCCGACGATCGCGCGCCCATCATCTACGGCGCGCAACGCGGACACTACGCCAGTTGGATATTTAACGGCGCGGTCGGCGAGCTACGCGGGGTTTTCGGCGTCCACATTGCGGTGCTCGCCACCAAGCACGGTCTAGATGTTGAGGATGAACTGGCGACGGTCATTCCTGCTGCCACAGAGGATGACTGACGGGCGAGCGACCAGGACGACCATACGGGCGAAAGCATGCACAAGACGACTCCGGTTGCCGGGTCCTGTCCGATGCGTTTGGCATAAGTCGACCCAGTATGGTCATTGACGTCACAAAATTCGGTGCCCGGAAGCGGACGCTAGGCCGATCAAGCCCAGGCGGTCCCGCGATAGAAGTCCTGCCACGGGTAGCCGACGCTGCTCTTGGAGATGGCGTCGCCGTTCTCCATAAACCCCTGATAGTGGACGGTGCCGAATCGAGCGAGGTCGATCCTCGGGCGAGCAGGTGCGCCGTTTCCATCTCGTTCCTTGGCTCGCCGAGCAATGTTGTCCGCCACGGCAAAGCTGACGATGTCCGCAAACTCCAGGTACTCGGTGGCGGTCGGCAGCACGAACTCGGGCGACTTCACGGGTAGCGTGTTAGTGATGAAGGGCCACATGAGTGTGAGCCTGCCGCCCGCGAACAAGTCCTTGGCCCAGCCATCATCGTTGGTGCGCTCGAAGTAGAAATGCGGGCAGAGGCCCTGCTTGGTCATCTGCTCGATGGCGAACTGGACAAGCGGCCCGAACCCCCGAGCTTTGCAAGCGGCTTGCTCTTTTTTATTAAACGCCTGCGGCTTGAAGACCACCCCTGCGCAGTTCAAGATGACCAGCCTACCGGCCCAGCTTGCGAGGAGGTCCGCTACGTCACCCAGGAACACGGACACTTGCTCTGTCGGCAGTCTCGCCGCACTCCTGCGTCCATCATGAAAGAGCGCCTTGCAATGGACGACGGTATCCGCGCCCAGGCGGGCTTTCTTCAGTGCTCGGTACGCGGCCAGCAACTCCTTATCCTCGGCGGCGACCCGTGGCCTCGAAATCAGGGTGTAGGTCACGCAGTAGCGGTTGTCGCAGCCTGGGGTGACAATGTCGCGCATGGCTTCATCGCCGTAGAGTGAAACGTCATCTTTCTTGGGGACGCTTGGAAGTCCGACCTCGAAGCGAGTCGCGCAACGCGGACATGCCACTTCTCCCGCTCCCGGGCGGAAGAGCTTGCCTTCCGACATGAAGGGCATTAGTGGCGGACGCTTGGCAAGCCGGTCCGGGACGAAGGTGTGGCCGTTGGGGCATACAAACGACTGCCGGAGTAGCCATTCAGGGCAGTAGCCCACGTTTTGTGGCGTTCGCCCAATCCCTCCTTGCTTCAGGAATCTGGCATGCTCCGCGTTGACCCAGTCTTTCGGGTCAAGTCGTAAATCGCGCCTAAGGTGGTTGAAGGATTCGAAAGCCATTGTCACGCGCTGATTGTCGGTAGATCGTCGGAGCCGGAAATTGGCGTTTCCTGACCGCATGAAGTCACCGCAAACGCGAATTTGTGACCGTGTCAGACATTTTCCAGTATATCGCGAGCGTGTCGCCGCCCGGGAGCAGCCGTTCACGACCGACGCCTTCTGGCCGACTGCCGCCTGACGCGATCGGCCGTAGCCGACCCTGAGCGGTCTTCCAAATTCGGGTGGAGTAGACATTCGGCGTGGGCACTCGGAATTTGCTCGGCGCCGTATTCGACGATCGCCGACATTGGAGCCTCGCGGCGTCGGGCGCGGACGCGCTCCCTATCGCGACACCTATCTGTTTGTCGAACACGAGAACGTCATAGCCGATAGTCGTGCCCCATTGCAGCGCCACCATGTAGCCACGCTGAGTCAGACGTGAGGCGACCAGAAACTCGCCGGCCAGCCGATTGAGGTTCTTCTTTTCGTTACTGACCTTCGCGTTCGCCGTTCTCCGCTGAACCGCTCGAGCCTGCCACTTACCTACTTGACGCCGCTGTTACAGTAGCATATGATTTTCGCCATGCTGCACAAGTTGCATGCGAGAAGCCCCGCCGGTTTGCCGAGCGGGGCTTTTTCATTTGGAATGGCGGTCACGGGGCGTTGTATGTCGGCGGCAGCTCGATAAGGGCGTCGAGAGGCACAGTAAGGACGCTGGCAATTTTCGCCAGGACATCTCTCGTGCCAACGCGCTGCCGCGTCTCAATTTGGCTGAGATACGGCTTACTAATTCCTGCTGCTGCGGCGAGCGCATCTTGGGTCATGCGCCGATGCGTGCGCCACGCACGAACGGGATGATCGCCGGCCAGTTCGGCATCAAGGACAGCGGCCGGAATCCGGTGGCCGTCATCGCTCGCTTTGGCTTGGGCGAACAGCGCGTCATCTTCGAGATCTTCAATCAGGTCCTTCACGCGGTCCCAAAGTTCGATAGGGACCACGGCAAAGGCCCGGTGGCCGTCCTGCTCGATAAATTGAACTTCGGTCATTTGTAGGCACCTCCACGGGGTTTGACGGCCAGCACAACGATCACGACGCGGCCATCTTCGATTTCGTACAACACACGCCAATCGCCAACTCGGAGCCGGTAGCCGGGCTGGCCCGCCAACTTTTTCGCGTTCGGATTCGGTGCGTAGGGGTCAACTGCCAGTGCATCGATCTTTGCCCGAATCGTCGCCGAAATGTTGCGCGGCATTGCCTTGAGGGCTTGGGCGGCTTGTTTGGTGAATTCGATTGAGTGCATGAGCACATGTTAGCACATTGCTAACAAATATGCAAACAAAGTTAGCGGATTTGTAGAGATGGCACGACGCCCGATGAAGCCGTGCAAGCACCGGGGGTGCGGTGCGCTCGTCGCGGATGGTAAGTCGCACTGCGATCAACATGCGCACGAGGCCGTCAAATGGAAGTCCGACGCGGTGCGCGGCAATCGTCATGCGCGGGGATACGGAACCGCGTGGGACAAGATCAGGCAGCGCATCTTGCGCCGCGACAGCGGCCTCTGTCAGCCCTGTTTGCAAGCGGGGCGCGTGACTGTCGCCACTGCGGTTGACCACGTTATTTCGAAGGCGCGGGGTGGCACCGACCACGACGAGAACCTGCAAGCGATCTGCCGTGACTGTCACGCGGCGAAGACGGCGCGCGAGCGGTTGCGGTGACGTGGTGGTGGCTGCGCCCGTCGTTGCCCGCCCGGCGTATGCGCCGGGCGGGGAGGGGGGTGAAAAAGTCTAGGAGGTGTCGCCTCCGGGACCGCCCGCTTCGTCGAATTTTCACGCCCGCGAAATTAAAAATTCAGGAGTTTGCCAGTGGGAGGTATCGCGACAGTGCCGGGCCGGGGCAGAAAACCCAAGCCGACGGCACGGAAAATCGCTGCGGGAAATCCCGGCAAACGCGCGCTGAATAAGGACGAGCCGGACTTCGGCTTGGTCACGAACATCGAGCCGCCGGACTGGATTGTCGGCGAGGCGCGGGGCATGTGGGAGCGCGTTGTGCCGCTGCTTTGTGGACAAAACATCTTGCAAGTGACCGACCTGCACATTGTAGAAATCTTCTGTGCGGCCTACGGCAACTGGAGGACCGCCCAGGACGATTTGACTCGCAACGGCCCTGTCGTCGACAGCTCGCAAGGCAGTCCGATGAAGAATCCAGCTGCGACCGTTGTGAAGGAAGCGGCGGCACAAATGGCAAGCTTCGGCGCAATGCTGGGGCTCGACCCGGCGAGCCGGCAGCGCCTGGTCGGCGCAAAGCCGAAAGCAACGGACAACCCTTTCGCGAAGCTGCTCGGCAAATGATTGGAAGACATGGCGACGAATTTCCCGCGCGTAGAGCAGGGGCTCAAGTTCGCGCGAGAAGTCGTTCGTGGCAAGCGCTCCGCTTGTCGGTATGTGCAACTCGCTTGCAAGCGCCACCTTGACGACCTTGCTGCGAGCCGAAAGAAGGACTTCCGCTGGAAGTTCGATCCGGAGGTGGCCGAGCGGAAGCTCGCACTCATTGAGCTGCTGCCGCACACGAAGGGCGAGTGGGCGTTCAAGGGGCAACTGGTAACGCTAGAGCCGTGGCAGAAGTTCGGCCTGATGGCGACGTTCGGATGGCTTAATAAGCGCACCGGCAAGCGCCGGTTTCGAGAAAGCTACTGGGAGGTCCCGAGAAAGAACGGCAAAACGGTGATTGCCGCGGGCGTTGGCATCGGTATGTTCGTCCTTGACGACGAATTTGGTGCGGAGGTATATGCGGGCGCGACGACCGAAAAGCAGGCGTGGGAGGTATTTCGTCCGGCACAGCTGATGGTCAAGCGTTCGCCCATGCTGATTGAGTCGGCTGGAATCGAGGTGAATGCCTCGAACATGAACAAGCCAGCCGACGGCAGCCGGTTTGAGCCGATCATCGGCAACCCGGGCGATGGCGCGTCGCCGTCGTGTGCGATCGTAGACGAGTATCACGAGCACGACAGCGCGGCATTGTACGAAACGATGCTGACTGGCATGGGCGCGCGTCGACAGCCGCTCATGTTCATCATCACGACTGCGGGCGCGAACATCGAGGGGCCGTGCTTCGACAAGCGCAGGCAGGTGATCGAAATGCTCGAAGGGACGGTGCCCGACGACGAGCTCTTCGGCTGGATTTGGACCATCGACGAAGGGGACGATTGGACCGATCCGCGCGTGCTGGCGAAAGCCAATCCGAACATCGGGATCTCGGTCTATCAGGAGTATCTCGAAAGCCAGCAACAGCGCGCAATCAAGTCTGCACGCTTCACAAACACGTTTAAGACGAAGCATTTAAACGTCTGGACGTCGGCCAAGGCTGGCTATTTCAACCTCGAAGACTGGAAAGCATGCGAAAACCGATCGCTGACCCTCGAGCAGTTCGAGGGGCAAGATTGCGTGCTCGCGCTCGACATGGCGCGCAAACTCGACCTGAACAGCATGGCTCGGCTTTTCTGGCGCGACATCGATGGGCGGCGGCACTACTTCTGCGTTGTGCCGCGGTTCTGGGTGCCCGAAGACACTGTGCGCAATACCGAAAACCGCCGTATGGCGGAGCGATATCAGGCATGGGTCAATCAGGGCGTTCTGCTCGAAACGGACGGCGCGGAGATCGACTATCGCGACATTCTCGAGGAGGCGAAGGATGCGAACCGGTTGTGCCCGGTGCAATGTACTCCGCTCGATCCGCATGGCGCGACGAATCTGGCTCATCAGCTCGAGGACGAAGGGCTGACGCCGGTCACGATCGTGCAGAACTACACGAACATGTCGGACCCAATGAAGGAGCTTGAGGCGGCGATTACGGCGGGCCGATTCCATCACGACGGCAACCCGATCATGACATGGTGTATCAGCAATGTCATCGGCAAGAACCTGCCGGGCAACGATGACGTGGTGCGCCCGATCAAGCAGGGTAACGACAACAAAATCGACGGTGCTGTTGCGCTGATTATGGCGATAGGTCGGGCCATGCTGGCCGATCGAGTCGATTCTGAGTCGATCTACGATCAAGGAGTAGGCGTTTGAATTCAATTGGCATTGCGGCTTGGGTGGCAGGCCTGCTTGGGTTTGCGTTGCTTGTGACCGGCGTGGCAATGATCAGCTTGCCGGTCGGCTTGATCGTTGCGGGCGTCCTGCTTTTGATGTGGGCGTTTCTGGCGGATCTGGCGTCGGCCCGCGCCGCACGTGCAGTCCCGTCGAAGGAGTAGCCCATGTTTTTCAGTAGGCAATTGCTGTCCAACGGCGGTCAGGCGCAGATGGGCGGTGGAGGATGGGTATCGGCACTGTTAGGTCGCTCCCGGTCGGAATCCGGTCAGGTCGTCACCCCCGCAAGTGCGTTGTCGCTGACGGTCCTGCAAAACTGTGTCACGCTTCTTTCGGAGAGCATCGCGCAGTTGCCGATCGAGCTGTACGAACGCTCGGGCGACGACAGAAAGCCGGCGATCGATCACCCCCTGTATTCGATCCTCAAATACCAGCCGAATCCGTGGCAGACGCCGTTTGAGTTTCAGGAGCAGTCACAGGTAGCTGCCGGTCTTCGCGGCAACAGCTACAGCTTCATCGATCGCGATCAAGACGGTGTCATTCAAGGGCTGTATCCGCTGGATAACGAGGCGGTCACGGTCATGAAAGGCGCGGACCTGATGCCGGTCTATCGGGTCTATGGGTTCGATCCTATGCCGAGGCGGATGGTGCATCACGTTCGCTGGATGTCGATCAACGGTTACACAGGGTTGTCACCGGTCTTGCTTCATGCGAACGCGATCGGGTATGCGCAGGCGATCCAGCAGTACGCCGGCAAGTCGTTCATGAACGGCACGGCGCTGTCGGGTGTGATCGAGCGGCCGAAGGATGCCCCGGCGCTCAAGGACCAAACCAGCGTGGATCGCATCACAGATGGTTGGAACGAAAAGTTCGGCGGATCTGGAAACGCGAAGAAAGTCGCGCTTCTCCAGGAGGGTATGACGTTCAAGCCACTGTCGATGACGAACGTTGACGCGGCACTGATTGATGCGCTGCGGCTCTCGGCGCTCGATATCGCGCGGATCTACAAGATTCCGGCCCACATGGTGAACGAGTTGGAGCGAGCGACGTTCAGCAACATCGAGCACCAGTCGCTCCAGTTCGTCATCTACACGCTGTTGCCGTGGGTCAAGCGGCATGAGCAGGCGAAGACGCGCGATCTCCTGTTGCCGTCGGAGCGCAAGCAGTACTTCATCGAATACAACCTCGGAGGGCTGTTGCGAGGAGATCAGTCGTCGCGCTACGCCGCATACGCGGTCGGACGCCAGTGGGGCTGGCTGTCGATCAACGACATTCGGCGGCTTGAGAACATGCCGCCTGTCAAGGGCGGCGACATCTACCTGAGTCCGATGAACATGGTCGACGCGTCGAAGCCGCAGCCGCTTCCTGTCGGCAAAACCGAGCCGACGAAAGCGGCAATCGACGAAATTAGGAGGGTCCTTTCTTGAAACCGCACCTCAGACTGGCAAGTCTGATTTTCAATCAGCCACAGCTCGTTACGGACCCGATGATGTCGCTCGCGGTGCAATGGGCGAATCACGCGCTCAATTTGAACATTGTCAATCTGACCGTGAACGGCATGCAGCCGAAGATCATGGAAGACGACGAATCCGAAAGCGGTGCGCAGATGGCTGCTGCATCGGAGCGCCGGCGTGCCCTGGTATCCGATACCGGCATGGACATCATTCCGGTGTCGGGGATTCTCGTATCGCGATCCGCACACATGAACCCCTGCGAGCCGATGACGAGCTATGAGGGCTTGCGCGCCGCAGTGAATCAGGCGGTCGCAGATCCGGCCGTCGAACATATCGTGCTCGACATCGACAGCAACGGCGGGAGCGCGACCGGCGCGTTCGAACTGGCGGACGACATCCGCGCTGCCTCGTTGATGAAGCCGATCACAGCAATCGTCAACTTCTCGGCTTTCTCGGGCGGCTACCTGATCGCAGCCGCTGCATCGAAGGTGATCGTCAGCCGCACTTCGGGCGTAGGGTCGATTGGCGTCATCGCCAACCATCTCGATGTTTCGAAGCGGGACGAGCTGCAGGGGATCAAGGTGACGTCGGTATTTGCCGGGGACCATAAGAATGATCTCACGCCTCATGAGCCGCTGAGCGACCAGTCTCTTACGTTCCTGACGAGCATGGTGCAAAACAGCTACAAGCAGTTCGTCGATGCAATCGCGAACTTCCGTGGTTTGAGTACGCAAGCGGTAAAGGACACGCAGGCGGGCATCTTCTTCGGACAGAAGGGCGTTGATGCTGGGCTCGCGGACAGCGTTGAGACGCCACAGGCAGCGATCAATCGCATCGCAGCCGAAGTTCGCGCTTTCCGAGCCGGTCGTCAAAGCTCGAACACGCGCCGTAGCGTTTCGGCCCGTGCAGCCGCGATGAACATGCAGGCCATGACGTAACGAGTCGTCAGAAATCGGATTCCCGTCATTCTGCACTGGAGCGCGTTCGCGTCTCAGTCAAGCACTGCCGCCTTCGGGCGGCATTTTTTTTGGAGAAGAGTAGTGAATGTCAATGAACTTCGCCGCGAACGCGCAGCTGTCAATCAGCGGGTGCAAGCGTTGGCACAAATCGAGGTGGGTGGCACGGCGCTGTCGGTCGAGCAACAGGCCGAGTTCGATCAACTCAGTTCGAAATTCAACGAACTGACCGCGCAGATCGAACGCGCGGAAGCCGCTGAACGCATGGCGGCTGCCGCGGCCGTTCCGGTTGACCCGAATCCGGCTGCCGTCACGGCTCCGGCCGCCGCGCCCGTGTATGCACAACCGAAAGCCCCGGAAGTAAAGGGCGCGAAGATGGCGCGCATGGTACGCGCGCTCGCTGCGGCGCGCGGCGACGCGCAGCTTGCCTCGAAGCTCGCGATCGAGCGCGGTTTCGGCGAAGAAGTCGCAATGTCGCTTAATACCCTTTCGCCGGGCGCTGGCGGCGTCCTGGTGCCTGAGAACCTGTCGAGCGAGGTCATCGAACTGCTGCGTCCGAAGTCCGTCGTTCGCAAGCTCGGCGCGCGCACGCTGCCGCTCTCGAACGGCAACATCACTATCCCGCGCCTGAAGGGCGGTGCGATCGTCGGCTACATCGGCGCTGACACCGATATCCCGACGACACAACAGCAGTTCGACGATTTGAAACTGACGGCGAAGAAGATGGCTGCGCTGGTACCAATCGCCAACGATCTCATCAAGTACGCCGGCGTGAATCCGAACGTCGATCAGATCGTGGTTGGCGACCTCACCGCGGCGATCGGTGCACGCGAAGACAAGGCGTTTATTCGCGACGACGGCACGGCAAACACGCCGAAGGGCCTCCGCTTCTGGGCACTCCCCGGTAACGTCATTACGGCAAGCGACGGCTCGACGTTGCAGAAGATCGAAACGGACCTCGGCAAAGCCATTCTCGCGCTCGAAAATGCCGACGCCAATCTGACGCAGCCTGGCTGGATCATGGCCCCGCGTACGTTCCGCTTCCTCGAAGGTCTGCGTGACGGGAACGGCAACAAGGTCTATCCGGAACTCGCCAACGGCATGCTGAAGGGCTACCCGGTAGGCAAAACCACGCAAGTGCCGATCAATCTCGGTGAAGCCGGCAAAGAGTCGGAGATCTATTTCACCGACTTCGGCGACGTCTTCATCGGCGAGGAAGAAACGCTGGAGATCGACTACAGCAAGGAGGCCACCTACAAGGACGCCGATGGTCACATGGTCAGTGCGTTTCAGCGCGACCAGACGCTGATCCGGGTGATCGCAAAGAACGACTTCGGCCCGCGTCACGTCGAGTCGATCGCGGTGCTGTCCGGCGTGGCCTGGGGCGCGTAAGCGAAGTCGCAATCGCGCGGTCCGCCCGTTTGTAAGCGGGCCGCGCATCGGAGAGAAACATGAAAGTGGTCAAGTTCGAGCGGCATTACGGGAAGTACACGCCCGGCGACATCGCAGGGTTCGATGACGAGCATGCGGACAAACTCGTCGATGCCGATATTGCGTCGGCTCATGAGGCGGATGCGAAGAGCGCAAAAGTATCGGCGAAGGGCGAGAGTGCCAAGCCCACCTTAGCGAAGGGGTAACGTGATATGGCTGCTGTTCTCGTCGAATATCTGGACGACGCGGAGCCGCTCACGTTCGAGGAGGTAGCCTTTCAGTGCCGCATCGATGACGACGACGAACGGGATTTCGTCGAGCGCATCGTGATCCCCGGCGCGCGGCAAGCGGCCGAGAGCAAGTCTGGCGCGGCGATACGCAAGGCGCGCTACGTGGAGCGCCTGTCGGGGTTTCCGCTTGCCGAGATTTCATTGTCTGTCGGGCAGGTTATCCGCGTCGACAGCATTGAGATCCGCGATGCATCGGGAGCGACAACGACGCTCGACGCCGACGCCTTCGAGCTTGTTCAGTTGGGGCGAGAGGCGCTTCTTGTTCCCGAGGGGCAAGCGCGTTGGCCTTTCGCGCGCGCCGTGACGATCACGTACCAGGCAGGCGTCGACCTTGCGCGATACCCGTCGGTGCGAACTTGGATGCTGCTCGCAGCCGCATGGGCCTACGACCATCGAGAGCTCTTCTCGGAGGGGCAGCCCATAGGAGAAATGCCGGGCGGATATGCCGACGTCCTGCTCAATCCGATCACTGTTCCGCCGAGGTTCTGATGAAAACGGGAAAATTGAAGGAGCGGATCGTCATCGAGCGGCCGAGCGGTGAGACGAATGAGAACGATGAGCCGATTCCGGGAGCGTGGATCGTGCATGCGCGGCCGTGGGCCGATGTTCTCTTTCTGAACGGAAAGGAGCACGTCATCTCCGGCGCGGTTCGTGGTGCAACGATCGCGAGCATGCGCATCCGCTATCGAGCCGGTATCGACGAGCAGATGCGCGTTCGCTACGACGGCCGGCTCTACGACATCACGGCCGTACTGCCCGCGCGCAAACGGGGGTATCTCGACCTATCGGTGAAGGTGGGAGAAAAATATGTCTAGCGTGCAGATCATCGGTTTAAACGACCTGCAGGCTGATTTCGCGAAACTGGCAAAGGCGCAATCTCGGTCGGTACTCCGGAAGGCGACTATGGCGGGCGCGCGCGTCATCACCCGCGCGGCGAGAAAGCGCGCGCCGAAGAAGTCGGGGAAGCTGCGCCGCAATATCGTCGCGGCGCCACTGAAACAGAAGGATGGGCAGGGCATCGCGGTGGCGGGGATGCGCGTGCGAACACAGGGCAAGGCTGATTCGCCGAACAACGCGTTCCATTGGCGATTCGTTGAGCTGGGGACGCAGCACATGCAAGCGCAGCCGTTCGCTAGACCAGGTTTCGACGAATCGATTGATGAAGCGGAGGCTGCAGTGCGTACGGAAGTCGCGCGCGCTATCGATCAACTGCTTGGAGGCCGGCGTTGAGCGCAATCGTAATCCGTGACGCCTTGCAGGGCATAGGTGGTGCGAAGGGGTATCTCGGCGTCGCACCGGAGAAGGCGCCAGCGCCGTATTTCGTCGTGACGCGCGTACATGGCGCGCTCGACATGGCGCTCGCCGGGCTGACTGGCGGCCGTTCCGGTTCCTATCAGATCGACTGCTACGCGCCGACGTTCACCGACGCCGATCGGCTCGCCGACTTGGCAGTCGATCGTGCGATGTCGGTTCAGGATCGGTTCTCGGTCGGAGGTGTCGACGAGTTGCCGGACGACTATTCGGAGGACACGGGACTATTCCGTATCAGCTTGGAACTATCGGTCGAGTTTTGACCGGCACCACGACAATTCATTTGGCCCGCCGCGTGCGGGCTTTTTCTTTTGTGAGGGGTATATGGCAGCAGAGAAGAGCAAGCGCACCAAGGCGCAGGGAACCAAGGTCGAGGTGTCGAAAGTTGCGTCGACCGATCTCGACGCGGCCGATCTGGTATTCGTCGATCTTAGTACGACGGGCAAACAGATTCAGTGGCAGGGCGGGCAGTCGGAAGAAATCGACGCGACGACGTTCGCGAGCGACGAAAAGGAATCGGAGCTCGGCTTGCCCGATCCGGGCGAGTTCTCGGTCGACGGCAATTACCAATCGAACGACGAAGGGCAGAACATTCTGCGTGCCGCGCGCGCGACAGGCGAAAAGCACGTGTTCCGTGTCACGTTCGCCGACAAATCGCAGTTTCTGTTCGCCGGCATGGTGCGTCAGTACACGTGGGCGGCGTCGGTCAATGGGCTGATTTCGACGACGTACAGCGTGCGCGTGAGCGGCTCGCCGAAGATCGTGCCACCGCTGGCGGCGTAACTCCCCGATCGCAGATAGGAAATGAGCATGGAAAACGAAAACCAAGGCGTGACGAGCCTGCGTGCAGCGGTGCTGAACCCGCTGACCGGTTGGCGGTACGAATTGATGAACATACCGGAATGGAATGGCGAAAAGATCGCAGTGCGCGAGCCGACGGTCGGCGACCGCATGTTCTGGATCGAAGCGCTTCGGGACATCGCCGGGGTAACGGAGGGCGACGACGAAACGGCGGTTCGCGAGAAGTTCACGCGCGCGAGCGACGACGCGCACATGCAGGCGAATGCGCGGCTGTTCGTTCGTGTCGTGTTCGGTGAAACGCCGGATGGTTGGCGGCGGCTATTCTCGGACGACGATGCAACCGCGGTCGCGGCTGCGTTCGGCCCCGTGCACAACCGCATCGTCGTGAAGGCGCTCGAATTCGGCAAGCTCGACGTCGACCCGGTCGAAGACGCAAAAAAGCCTTCTGCCGAACCCCAGGCCTCCGCTTCCTGATGTCGCTCGCGCTGCGGCTCGGCAAGACGTTGGCCGAGCTGTGCGAGCAGATGTCGTCCGCCGAGCTGAGTCTCTGGATCGGGTACGACGCGGAATCGCCGGTTGCAGACGATCGTGCGGATCTGCATGCGGCGATGATCGCGGCGGCGGCGTTTCAGTCGCAGGGCGCAAAGGTCAAGGTGTCGGACATGATGCCGAGATGGTCCGGCGAGCCCGCGACGGCGGAGGGAGAGGAAGGCGGCGGTGATCCGTTTCAAGCCGCCCTGATGCGCATGGCGAAGTAGGCGAGAACACACTATGGCAACAAGCCTTCGCGAGCTGATCGTCAGCGTTACGGCGAATACGACCGAATACGACCGCCGCATGCGCGGTCTCTCGTCGACGGCCGGCTCGTATTTCAATGCGGTGCGCGACGGCGGGCGCACAGCGGATGCGGCGTTTGCCTCGAACGCCGCAAGCGTGCAGGTCACGGTGCGCGCGCTCGACGCGGCGCGCAGTTCGATCCGCGAATACGCACAAGCCGCCGCAGCGGCGTTCGGCGTGCATCAGTTGATCGAGTACGCCGACGAATGGACGAACCTGAGCAATCGCCTTCGGATCGTCACGCGTGACCAGATCGATTTCGCGATTGCGCAGAACGACGTGCTGCGCATCGCGCGCGACACACGGCAACCGCTCGACGCGACAGCCGAGCTGTATCAGCGGATCGCAAACAACGCGTCGCATCTCGGGTTGTCTATCAAACAGGTCGGCCCGCTTGTCACCACGATCAGCAAGGCGGTCGCGTTGTCGGGTGTCTCGGCAGATACTGCTCGTATGGGGCTCGTGCAGCTTGGACAAGCGTTCGCGGCGGGGCAGTTGCGCGGTCAGGATCTGAATAGCGTGCTCGAAGAGTTGCCGGGTGTCGCGGATGCTATCGCGCGTGGCATGGGCAAGAGTTCGGCGCAGCTCAAATCGATGGCCGAAGAGGGAAAGCTGACCGTCGGTAATCTCGTCGAGGCGCTGACGCGCGCGGCGGGCGGCACGGATACGCTGTTCGAGAAAATGCAGACGACGGTCGGGCAGACGATGACGCGCCTGCAGACGGAGATCGTCAAGTATATCGGCGAGTCGGATCAAGCGACGGGCGCGAGCGCGAGGCTTGCGCAGGGGATCACGTACGTCGCAGAGCACCTCGACGGCATCGTGAAACTCGGCGTGTCGCTCGCGGCCGGGCGGATTGCCGTGTACTTTGGGCAATCCGCAGTCGCGGCGACGCAGGCGGCGACAGCGTGGGTCGGCGCCCGGCGAGCGCTCGTCGAGGAGACGATCAAGCAACACGAGGCGGCGCAGGCAGCGCTCGCCAAAGCGCAGGGCGATCGCGCTGCCGCGGCGGCGAAGCTTCAGAACGCGCAAGCGGCGGAGGCTTCAGCGCAGGCCGAGCTCGCGGGCATGCGAGCGATGCGCGAAAGCCTTGCGATGCAGTCGGCATTGACGGCTGGCTCGATCAAGTACACGGAAGCGAAGCTTGCCGAAGCGCGGGCGGTCGAGGCGACGGCGCAAGCTCACGTCGCAACGGCGCGCGCCAACGTCGCCGGCAGTCAGGAAATCGGCGCGCGCATCACGGGCACGCCCTACGCGGCGATCATCGCTCGCGAGACGGCAGCCGCACAGCAGGAGCTCGAGCGCGCCGAAGCGTCGCTCGCGCTCGCGCAGCAGCGGCGTACGGCGCTTGAGGCGGCAGCGAAGCAAGGCACGATCGACAAAGCGCGTTATACGGCGTCGCTGGCCGAGACGGACCGCGGCCTTGCGCAAGCCGAGCGTGATGTCGCGCTTGCCACGCAGGCTCGTGAGCGAGCGGAACGCGCGGCGACCGCGACCGCGGCGGGTCTGAAGACGGCGACCGAAAGCGCGGCGACGGCGCAGACGGCGCTCGCGCGTACGGGCACGATGATGCGCTCGGTTGGTTCCGGCTTGCTGGCGGCGGTCGGCGGCTTACCGGGAATTCTGGCGACCGTGGGCACGGTGGCGCTTGGGGCTGCCGCGAACTGGCTGCTGTTTCGCGACAACGCGAGCAGCGCGACGTCGAGTCTGATCGACATGCAGGCGCCGCTCGATCAGATCATCGACAAATATCGGCAACTGACGCCGCTGTTACAGGAATCTGAGCGGCTGCGCACGAAGCAAGAGGCGTCGCGGGCGGCCGATGACGCGCAGTCGGCATATCGGAGTTTGGCGACGCGGGCGGCGCAAAGTGTCATGGTGCCGACGTTTGGCGATGCGCCGTCGGTGGTCTCGGATGCCGATCAGGCAGCGCTCGATCGATTCCTCGCCGGCCTGGATCGCCTCAAGACGTCGAACCTCGGCGTCGACGAGAAATCGCGCGAGATCGGGCGACTGATTGACCGCTTCGTGTCGGCGACGAGCGGCGGCGAAGCGCTGCGCGAGGAACTGGTGCGCGCCGCGGGCGCGATCGACACGGCGGGCCTCGCTTCGCAGAAAGGCGCACAGGCACTCGCTGCAATGGATGCTGCGGCAAGGGGGGCCGCCGAGGGCGTTCGGCTGCTTTCTGACGCGAACAACTTCTTCGCCGGCGGAATGGCATCGGAGGCGTGGGAGAAATATGTCCACAAGCTCAGGGAAGAATCCGACGTCATCGGTATGACGGCCCGCCAGAAGGCCGAGTACGAAGCGCGGACGAAGGGCGCGAATGATGCGCAGGCCCGCATGGCCGGCCTCGTCGCCGGACGAGCGGACGCATACAAGTCGCTCGAAAAAGCGATTGCCGACAAGGATGCGAAAGCCGCAGCGGGGGCGCGAACCAACATCGACAATCTGACGCGCGAGCTCGCGCTGATGAATCAGCAGATGGTGGTCGCGAAGGCGCTTGAGGAGTTCCAAGCCGATCTGTCGAGCAAGAAGTTCGAGAAATTCGGCTTCAATGCTGACGCAGCTCGCGCCGCGGCCGCCGCGCGCGGAAAGCAAGCCTTCGACGAGACGGTCGCCTCTGCCGCTGCACAGACAGCACGTGTGTCGACCAACGCGGCAGCGGCTCGCGCGGCGAAGGGGGGCGGTGTTCATTCGCTGGAAAGCGAGCGCATGCTCGACAACATCCGGCAGCGGATCGCGCAACTGCGCGTCGAGGCGGTCGCAACCGACAAGCTGACGCAGTCGCAAAAGGATCTCCTCGCGTTCGATCAAAAGGTGACGGATCTGCGCAGCAAGCGCAAGAAGCTGTCGGACGACGACAAGAGCCTACTTCGCGATCAGCAGGCGATTCGCGGGATGTACGAGCAAGCGTCGCAACTGGAAAAGGAGGTGCGCTATCGCGACGCGATCAACAGGCTGAAGGAGCGCAGTGCGCAGATCGACGCGGAGCTCGGCGACTACGCGGCCGAGCGTCAGCGTGACGTGCAGCGCGAACTCGGGGCGATGTCGATGGGTGACAACGCGCGCGAGCTGAATCAGGCCATCAATCGCGTGAGCGACGAGTTTCGCCGTCGACGGGACGAACTGACGAAGGGCGCGCGAAAGGACGGCACGCTGGGTTCGCCCGAGTACATCGCCGAGATCGAGCGCATCAACACGGCCGAGGCGGAGCAGGTCGCGCGCGAGCGCGGCTATCTCGAGCAGCGGCTCGCGTTGCAGGCCGACTGGCGCGTCGGCGTGAAGCGGGCGATGGCGGTCTATCAGGAATCCGCGCAGAACGCAGCGCAGATGGCCGAGGAGGCGCTGACGAGTTCGTTCCGCAATGCCGAGGATGCACTCGTGTCGTTCGCGGCGTCGGGCAAGCTCAATTTCCGCGGACTGATTGACAGCATGATCGCCGACCTCGCGCGGTTTTCGGCGCGTGCGGCGATGTCTCAGGTGTTCGGAGCGATCGGCTCCGCTTTGGGATTCGGCGGTGTCTCTGATGCCGTCGGCGCGCTCGGTGGTGCGGCAAGTGCGGCTGGCGGCTCGAATGCCTATGGCTTTCATCTCGCGACGGGCGGGGCAGTGTGGGGACCGGGCACGTCCACGAGCGACAGCATCCCGGCGCAGCTTTCGAACGGCGAGTTCGTGGTCCGCGCCGCAGTGGTGTCGCAGCCGGGCGTGCGCGCACACCTTGAGCGATTGAACGCAGCGGGGCGATCCGGCTTCGCGCGATTCGCCGCGGGTGGGCTCGTTGGCGGGAGCGCGGGAGGAGGGGATTCGCCGGCGCGCAACGGCGGGATCTCGGTCAGCGCGCCAGTTTCGATCGAGGGCGGATCGTCGAACCCCGCGAGCCTGATCGCGGTTGGGGAGTTCCGAAAGATGCTGGAACAGATGATACGCGAGCTCATACAACGTGAACGCCGGCAGGGCGGAACCTTGTGGAGAGCGCAAAACGGGATTGCAGGATGAAAGACACATTTGAATGGCCGTCGACGGTACAAGGGCACGGCGGCGATACGACGCTGCGTGTGCGCAAAGCCCAGTTCGGCGACGGCTACACCCAGCGGGCCGCGGACGGCCTGAATAATCGCGAATCGACATTCAATCTGCGGTTTGTCGGTAACGCGGCGAAGGTTGCCGCGATCATCGATTTCCTCGATCGGCATGCGGGCGCGGAGTCGTTCTACTGGACGCCGCCGCTTCGCGCCCGCGGACTCTTCGTCTGCGAAAAGTACTCCGAGCCGATCAAGAACGGCGCCGTCTACACGATGACGGCGCAGTTCGAAGAGACGTTCTCTGTATAGGAGTTCAGATGTCGATACTTCAAAAAATCGTCTTGGGCGAGCCACCCAGCGGAAGTGGCGGCGACAACAACCGCGTCGCGCACATCAAGACGAACGAGAATTTCGGTGTAGTCGAACGTTCGACTCCGCTCGATCTCAGGTATCTCAACGATAGTACGAACCTGACGCCGGACGATATCGGAAAGCGGTTCGGGATTTGGATGGCCGAGCCGGGAAAGGAAGTCGGGTTTCCGCTCGCGTCGTCCGTGCCGCCAAATTCCTGTATTCACTTGTTCAACGTTCAGGGAAGGGTCGTGATCAAGTTTCAAGCCGGCGACCTGTCTCAACTGAACGTGCTGAATGCCGGCGACTGGGTGAAGTACGTGTCGGACGGTGTGAAGAACTGGCACGTCGCCGAGCGCGGTCGAATGATGTGGGACGAGGTTGTCGGCGGCAAGCTGACGGTGGGCGGCGATCTGTCTGCGGCGGTTCAAAGCGACGAAGGCCACCTTGTGCTTGGCAAGATGCCCGGCTATTTCTACGGAAATAGCGGGTCGGTGGGGTGGTGGTCTTTAGACGCCGGAGGATCGTACCAATACCTACTCAGCGACCATACGTTTCGTGTCAACGACGAGGTAGTCGCAGTGTGCGACAAGGGGAACGCTCTTCGATTCGACTGGGGGAAGAAGACGGCTGGCCAGCTCGGGGCGACGGTCGACGGCAAATACCTCGGCTATCTCTGGCACAGCGGCAACCTTGCACAACCGATGACGCTTGATACGCCGCAATACGTCGGGACGAAGAAGACGTTCACGCAGGCGCAGGAAATCGCTGTTGGTGCAACAGGGCTTCATACGCAAGCGTCGCTGTACCTGAACGGAATGGGCGGTCTTAGCTACCTCGGATTTTCCGGGCTGAACAATACCGTCGGCGCACAGTTTCGGATTTCCAGCAACACCTCGATCGCCGAATTGCAGTGCGTCAACTACAACGCGACAACGTTCGGGGTGTTGACCGCTTCAAATTTCAATCAGGCGTCCGATCGTGCTTTCAAATCCGATATCCAGACGCTTGAGAACGTAATGGCGCGGCTGCGCGGTAAGCGGGGCGTGACGTTTCTGCAAAAAAGCAGTCCGGAAGCGGGGCGACAGGCTGGCGTCATCGCAAACGAGTGGTGGGATTTCCCGGAACTGCTCGGCGAGGGGCCCGAGATCGACGAGGACGGCGATTTCATCGTGCGTCAGTACGACGAGAGAGGCAAGGAAATTTTCGGCGAGAGCGGGCCGTCGAAGGGGCGGCCGTCGCTGACCTTCCGTTACACGAATGCCGTTGGCGTGCTGTTGGCCGGCTTGCTCGAGACGGATGCGGCGTTACAGGACGCGCTCAGGCGGATTGCGGAATTGGAGGCGGCGAAGTGAGTGTAACGGCAGACGTCCAGCAGCTGGAGCCGGGCCGTCTGATTGAGTTTTTCGAAGTCGACTGTACGGAAATCGGCGCCGACGTGCTGCGCTTTCATCGGCATCTTCAGTCGACGTCGATCGTATGGCAGGGGCGCGAGTACAGGTCGTGGCCGATTCAGGCCACCGGCTTCGAGCAGACATCCGACGCGCAGCAGCCATCGCCGACGCTGCGGGTGGGTGACATCAACGGAACGATTTCGGCGCTGTGCGTTGCGCTTGGTGATCTCGTCGGCGCGAAGGTGTTCCGGCGCCGGACACTCGCGCGCTACCTCGACGCCGTGAACTTTCCGGCCGGCAATCCGACGGCGGACCCGAACGAAGAATTGCCGCCGCAGCAGTGGCGGATCGAGCAGAAGAGCGACGAGCAGCCGGGATTGCACGTCGAATTCACGCTGTCGTCGCCGCTCGACTTTGGCGGCCAGCAACTGCCGAAGCGGCAGATCATTTCGATCTGCCAATTGGGGTATCGCGGTCCCGAGTGCGGCTATACCGGAGCGGCGTGTTTCGACAAGGACGACAACCCGGTAAGCGATCCCGCGCTCGATCGATGCAGCAAGAAGATCAGCGGTTGCGAACGTCGATTCGGTGTGAACAACCCATTGCCGTTCGACGGCTTCCTGTGCGACACGATGGCGTGATGCACGAAACAGTTTCGATATGAGGACCCGCCACACGGCGGGTTTTTTTATGGACGAACAAATCAAGAAGGCGATCGAGGCGCACGCGATCGCAGAGTATCCGCGCGAGTGCTGCGGGTTGGTCGTGAAGACGGCGAGCGGCGAGACGTACGTGCCCTGCCGAAACCTCGCAGCCGCGCCGACGGACCAATTCGCGCTCGCATCCGAGGACTACGCCGCCGCGGAAGATGCTGGCGAGATCGCAGCTCTCGTGCATTCGCATCCGGGGGCGTTGGCGCAGCCGAGCGAAGCGGATCGCGCGATGTGCGAGCGCAGCGGCATCGCGAAGTGGGTGGTCGTGTCGCTCGGCGTGCAGGCTGACGGCTCGATCGGTGTCGACGACTGGTGCGAGGTCGCGCCGGCCGGCTACGTCGCGCAGCTGATCGGCCGCCAGTTCGTACATGGCGTGCACGACTGCTACGCGATCGTGCGCGACTGGTATCTCGCCGAGCGCGGCATTTCGCTACCCGACTTCGAGCGCGAGGACGAGTGGTGGAACGACGGTCGGTCGAACCTCTACCTCAACCACTATCAGGACGCAGGCTTTCTCGACGTCGGCCGCGACGTGACGTTGCAAGTCGGCGACGTGTTGCTGATGCAGATCCGCAGCAAGAACGGCGTGCCGAATCACGCGGGCGTGTATCTGGGCGACGGACAGTTCCTGCATCACATGCACGGCCGTTTGTCGGCGCGCGCGGTGTGGGGCGGGATGTGGGCCGACTGTTGTACGACGGTGCTGCGCTACGTGGGAGACAGGAAGTGAGCGAGACGCTTCGCACGATAAGGCTGTACGGCACGCTCGGCGTGCGTTTCGGACGCATTCACCGCCTTGCCGTCTCGTCGACCGCGGAGGCGGTGCGGGCGTTGTCAGTGCTGATTCCCGGCTTCCGGGCGTTCCTGACTTCGTCGCGCGACGCCGGCCTGACGTTCGCCGTGTTCAACGGCACGCGCAATCTCGACGAGGACGAGCTTGAGCACCCGGTCGGGCGCGACGAGATCCGCATCGCGCCGGTGATCGTCGGCAGCAAGCGCGGCGGGCTCTTCAATACGATTCTCGGCGCCGCACTCGCCGCGGTTGGCGCGGTCGCGACGTTCGGTTTCGCGCAGCCGTGGGGCACGTCGCTGATGGGGCTCGGGGCGTCGATGGCGCTGGGCGGCATCGTGCAGATGCTCAGTCCGCAACAGGCCGGCCTCGCGGGCGCAGCCAACAACGGCACGTCGTACTACTTCAACGGACCCGTGAACAGCGCCGCACAGGGTGAGCCGGTGCCGCTCGTCATCGGCGAAATGGTCGTCGGCTCGAAGGTGGTCAGTTCGGGAATCTATGCGGAGGATCAGGTTTGAAGAAGGTCCATGCTGAAGGCGGGGTGAAGCGCATCTACGGCGCCAAGGGAGGTGGTGGTGGCGGTGGCAGCAGTGAATCGCCCGACAGCCTGCATTCGATTGCGCGCGCGAAGGTGCTCGACGTGATCTCGGCGGGGCCCATCGTGGGGCTGGTGAATGGCCTGCAGTCGGTCTATCTCGACGGCACGCCGATCCAGAACGCGGACGGCTCGCTGAATTTCCAGAACTACACCGTCGACGCGCGAACCGGCACGCAGGATCAGGACTACATCCCGGGTTTTCCGGCCGTCGAGCGTGAGGCCGGCGTCGGCGTGCCGCTGACGTCCGACGCGCCGTGGGTGCGCCAAATCCAGAATACGCAACTGACTGCGGTGCGCGTGCGCTTCGGTGTGCCGGCGCTACAGCGTCAGGACACGTCGAACGGCAATATCACGGGCTATCGCGTCGACTATGCGATCGACTTGTCGGTCGACGGCGGGTCGTATGCGCAGGTGCTGGCCGGTGCGTTCGACGGCAAGACAACGTCGCTCTATGAGCGCTCGCATCGGATCGAGCTGCCGCGCGCAAAAAATGGTTGGTTGATCCGCGTGCGCCGCATCACGCCGAACGCGCACACGGCGACGATCGCCGACGCGATCAACATCGAGGCGATTACCGAGATCATCGATCGGAAGCTCCGCTATCCGATGACGGCGCTTGTCGGTATGGCGTTCGACGCACGTTCGTTCTCGAGCGTGCCAGTGCGTTCGTATCACGTGCGAGGGATGATCTTCCGAGTCCCGACAAACTACGACCCGGAGACGCGTACGTACTCGGGTACATGGGACGGTACGTTCAAGGCAGCATGGACGAACAATCCGGCGTGGGTCTACTACGGCCTACTTCTCGACAAGCTCAACGGATTGGGCGACCGTGTCGATGCTTCGATGGTCGATAAGTGGGCGCTGTACGCAATCGCGCGTTACTGCGACGAACTCGTGTCCGACGGGAAGGGCGGCAAGGAGCCGCGCTTCACCTGCAACTGCGTGCTTCAGACGCGCGCGGACGCATTTAAGGTGGTACAGGATCTCGCGAGCGTCTTTCGCGGCATTTCGTACTGGGGCGCCGGGTCGGTGGTCGCGTCGGCCGATATGCCATCCGATCCGGTCTACCTGTACACGGCCGCGAATGTCGTCGGTGGTTCATTTAAGTACGTCGGCAGCGAACGCAAGACGCGTTACACAGTTGCGCTCGTCAGCTACAACGATCCGACGAACCAGTACAAGCAAGCTGTCGAGCCCGTGCAGGACGACGACGGGATTGCGCGATATGGCGTCATCAAGACGGAGGTCACGGCGTTCGGCTGCACGTCGCAGGCGCAGGCACACCGGCTCGGGCGCTGGCTGCTGCTGACGTCGCGGTACGAGACCGGGACGGTGTCGTTTCAGGTCGGGCTCGATGGGACGCTTTGTGCGCCGGGACAGGTGATCGCCGTTGCCGACCCAAAGAAGGCCGGCCGCCGGATCGGCGGGCGCATCCGCGCAGCGGCTGGCGAAAGGATCACGCTCGACAAGGCGCCGACAATCGCCGCCGGCGATCGCTTCACGGCGATTCTGCCGTCGGGTATTGCCCAGGCGCGCGCGGTCAAGTCGGTCGACGGCGACACGGTCACGCTCGCCGAGCGCTTCGACGCCGATCCGGTGGCGGGCGCTGTGTGGATGATCGAAAGCCGCGAGCTCGCGGCGCAGCAGTATCGCGTGGTGAGCGTGCAGGAAAGCGACGACGACGGCCAGATCGTCTACACGATCAACGCGACGCAGTACGAGCCGGGGAAGTACGCGGCGATCGACGACGGCGCACAGATTCAGCAGCGGCCGATCACGATCGTTCCGCCATCGGTGCAGCCGCCGCCGTCGAACGTCCGCCTCTCGACATACTCGGTGGTCGATCAGGGCATTTCGAAAACAACGATGGTGATCGCGTGGGATGCAGCGAGCCACGCGACAAGCTACGTCGTCGAATGGCGGAAGGATAACGGCGAGTGGGTGAAGGTGCCGTCGACAGGCGGCCTGCAGGTAGAGGTGCCGGGAATCTATCAGGGCAAGTACCTCGCGCGGGTGTGCGCCGAGAACGCACTCGGCGTGACGTCGATTCCGGCGTACGGCGTCGATACGCAACTGACCGGGAAAACCACTCCGCCGCCGTCGGTCGTGTCGCTGACCGCGGCGGGCATCGTGTACGGGATCGATCTGAAATGGGCGTTTCCGGGTGACGGTTCCGCTGGCGACACGCAGCGAACGGAGATCTGGTACAGCCGCACGCCGAATCGCGACGACGCGACCAAGTTCTCCGACTTCGCGTATCCGCAGGCGTCGACGTCGTATCAGGGGCTCGCGGTCGGGCAGGTGTTTTATTTCTGGGCGCGCCTGGTCGACACGTCCGGCAACGTCGGGCCGTGGTTCCCGGCGAAGGGGCCGGGCGTGCAGGGTCAGCCGAGCACGGATCAAAGCGACTATGAGAAGTATTTCGCCGGCCAGATCGGGAAGTCGGCGCTTGGCACGGAGCTGCGCGCGCCGATCGACCTAATCACCCCGCCGATGGCCGGCGACGCAACGATCTACGCGGGCGACGAAAGGCTCAATGCTGGCGTGTGGTCACTGCAAGCGGCGATCGCCGAGGGCGATATGGCGGTCGCGAAGAAGGTCGAAACAGTCGCGGCCCAGCTGCACTCGGGCTCGAATCTGCTGAACGCCGCGGTGCAGAAGGAGACGATTGCGCGTGTCGAAGCTGATCGTGCGATGGCGCAGGACATCACGACTGTACAGGCGAAGGTGAACGACAACGCGGCCGCGGTACAAACCGTGGCGCAGTCCTACGCCGATTTGAACGGACGCGTCGCGGCGTCGTATCAGATCAAGGTGCAGACGACCGTCGACGGGCGCAAGTACATGGCATCGATCGGCGTGGGCATGGACAACGACAACGGCGTCGTCGAATCGCAGGTGCTTGTGTCTGCGAAGCGATTCGCCGTGATCGACGAGGACGGTGCGGGCGTGATCGGCGCGCCGTTCGTTGTGCAAGGCGGGCAAGTGTTTTTGCGGCAGGCGCTGATCGGTGCGGGCTGGATCACGAACGCGATGATCGGCAACTATATCCAGTCCGACAACTACATCGCGGGGCGGCAGGGTTGGCGGTGGGACAAGTCCGGTTGGATGGAAATCAACTCCGTGAACGGAAGCGGCATTCGGACGGTTATCGACGGAAACGGAGTGCGGGTGTACGACGGCAACGGCGTGCTTCGCGTGCGAATGGGGATGTGGTGAGCATGGATGCGGGATTATGGATTTGGGACGGAGCGGAGCGCCTCATGCTCGACGGAACGACACGCTGTGGCCGGATCGTTGGAATGCAGCGTATTCAAGAGGGTATGGACGGCAGCGCGGCGGCAGATCTCTCGCGCGGGGAACCGTTCTGGGCATTCATGCCCGATTGGTTGTTCCGGCACATTTCGATGAACGCCCCAGTGCCCAACGTGGAAATCAATGCGGGTGGGGTGCGATGGTGGTTCAGCCGCGACGGTAGTAGCAGTAATCGAACGCCGGTGCCGGGCTGGCTTGTCTACGGGGTTTTCTGATGGATGGAAGATTTCAAGCCTTTACAGAAGGGGGGCTGTTTCAGATCGACGGTTCGACGCCGAACTATCAACTCGTTCAGTCGATGGTGGCGATATCGCAACTGATTCGTATTGAGACGGTCAGGAACGACAAGAATATTCCCTACGAAGGGCAATTTTGGGTGTGCTCGTTCACGTTCTCTGCTGAAGTTCCGCTGTATGCGTTCTCCACTGATCCGGGAGTGGGGATATCGATTTGGGACTCCTATAGCAACGACGGGCGGACCTACACGGTGCGCTTTATTACCGAAACGCAGGCTACCGTGCGCTTCTTTGTGTTTTCCAACGTCCCGCCGGTGGATCATGGGTTCGGGCTGCAGGTGTTCAACGAGCGCAGTCAATTGATTGCAGATGCGTTGACGCCGTTTTACCGTGTGCTCGACGTGGTTCAGGATGTCTACATGAATGGAACGGGCTGGACGGTGGAGGGTGCTCCCAGTCCTCAATGGCAGCAGCGATTGTATGATCGTCCGGTGTTGATTTCGGGAATGTGGCCCGCGCATTTTATTTGGGGGTCGTCGAACAGCAATCAGCGGCTGTGGGACATCCTTGAGATAAGCGCCGTACGGGTGAGCGGCGGCAACGTATCTTGGGGGACGCTGCTATACAACGGCGGCCGACATCCCAATGTCGCAACGTTTCGCGAATGTTGGCACTATCGATTCATGGTGTTGGACGGAACCGGGATCATCTAATACGCCGCCTTTGGGCGGCTTTTTCATTTCTGCGAGGAGTGGATGCGAGCTAGTCCTACGGAAGCCGTGAGCTACGCGGGAAGCATAGCGTCGGTCGCGTCGTCGCTTACGTTGACCGATATCGGCGTGATCGTCGGTATTCTCACGGCGATCGCGACTTTCGGTTTGAATTTTTACTTCGCACGACGTAAGGATCGTCGAGAGCAGATCGAGCTCGCTGCACGCCTGCGTGAACTGGAGCATCACGATGGCTGAGAAGAAGACGCTGATTGGAGTGGTAGGGGCCGCGACAGCGGCCCTTTTGCTTTCTATCATTCCTGCATTTGAAGGTGAGGTGCTTGTCGCGCGGCCAGATCCAATCGGCATCGTCACGGCATGCAACGGCGATACGAAAGACGTGTACGCGGGCCAGCGCTTCACGCGTGATGAATGCCGCGCGCGGCTCGAGCAACGGCTCATCGAGCACGCGGAGCCGGTCCTGACGTGCACGCCCGGCTTGAGGGGGCGCACATATCAGCTCGCGGCGGCGGTGAGCTTCGCCTACAACATCGGGCCGCGCGCCTACTGCGGCAGCACAACGGCGAGGCGGTTCAATGCGGGCGACTGGCGGGGCGCGTGTCGCGCGATCAACGAGTCGGACAACGGTCGGCCGCAGTGGGTGACTGCTGGCGGTCGAGTGCTGCCGGGTCTCGTGAAACGCCGCGCTACTGAACGCGCAATTTGTGAGCGGGGGCTGTGATGCCGAAAGCAGCTCTGTATCTGTTGGCCGCGCTGCTTGGCATGGCGGCCGGCGCTTGCGTCGATCACCTGATCGGCGCACGTCGGCTTGCCGATGTACAGGCCGCGCGAGCGCTCGATGCGCAACGGCGCGCCGAAGCGTTGGACGCGATCTCGCGTGCCGCGCTCGACGCCGAGCAGCGCGCGATCGCCGCGCACGATGCTGCCGCGTCGGCGGTGGCCGCCGTCGACCAACGAACCACGAAGGAGAGGAACGAGCATGAAGCAGAGAGTCGCAGCCTGCGGGCTGCTCTTGCCGCTGGCACTGAGCGGCTGCGCGTCGCTGTCCGAAACTGCACGGCAGCCGGTGGCGACGGCGTGCCCGGCGCTTCCAGCGCCGCCGGCGTGGGCGATGGTGCCGCCGCCTATGCAGACGTCGACGCAGCGGTTGCGGAACGCGTTTTCGGCGTCGCCGGCGACGATCAGCGCGAGATCGACAAACTGACGGCCCTACAGGGCTACGTGTGCGCAGTCCGGCCTAAGACTCCGGGCTGCGAACAGAAGTAACGAGAAACAGGGCGACCGGCGTGCGTGCGGGAACACGCATGCCGGTCGCCTTTCCACTGTCCGTGCCAGTGAATCGGCCAAGGCCCTGCTTGCCTACGTAGGCGGGCCGGATTCTACATCAAGTTTAAAAACGGCTTTCACAATGGCAAATCCCATTATTCCCTGGATCGGCGGCAAGCGTCGACTCGCTGACCACATCATCCCGCGCTTTCCGAAGCACGACTGTTACGTCGAGGTGTTCGCGGGCGGGGCGGCGCTGTACTTCATGCGACCGCCAGCCAGGGTCGAGGTGATCAACGATATCAACGGCGAGCTGGTGAACCTGTATCGCGTCGTTCAGCACCATCTCGAAGAGTTCGTGCGTCAGTTCAAATGGGCGCTGACGAGCCGGCAGGTGTTCGAGTGGCTGAAGCATACGGTCCCGGAAACCCTCACCGACATCCAGCGTGCGGCACGCTTCTACTACCTGCAAAAAAGTTGCTTTGGCGGGAAGCTTGAAGGGCAGACGTTCGGAACGGCGACGACTACGGTGCCGGGCCTGAACCTGCTGCGCATCGAAGAAGAGCTATCGGCGGCGCACATTCGTCTCGCGAATGCGTACATCGAGCGGCTCGATTGGGCGACCTGCATCGATCGTTACGATCGGCCGCACACGCTGTTCTACCTTGATCCGCCGTACTTCGAGACTGAAGGGTACGGCGTCGCATTCCCTTTCACGGAGTACGAGAAGATGGCCGAGCGGCTGCGGTCGATCAAGGGGCGCGCGATCGTCAGCCTCAACGACCATCCGGAGATCCGGCGCGTGTTCGCCGGTTTCCATATCGAGAGCGTGCCGATTCAGTACACGATAGGCGGCGGGAAGGGCGTCGAGCGCCGCGAGCTGATCATTTTCAGTTGGGACGATGCGGCGCAGCCAGTCGGGCTGTTCTGATCGATTGGCTGCGCGCGTTGCTCGTCTATGTCTGCGGAAGAGTTTCGTAATTGTTGTGTAATATTTCGTCCGCGGGGCATGGTATATCAATAAGAACCTGGGATCAAAATGAAGAAAACGATCATTGCGATAGTGGTGGCGGCGACGCTGGTAGCATGTGGGGGCGGAAACGACGGGCCGACAGCGTCCAGTCCAGCGATCAAGTTGACGTATTCAGGGGCACCGATCGTCGCGGCGCGTTCCGCTCGTGTGATGGCTGCAGCTGCGTCGACGACGGGCGGTGGAGCCGTGTCGAGCACGCAAGCAACTATCGATGCGCTACAGAACGCGTTTAAGGCGCGCGGTGCCGATATCGGCGTGTATCCCGGCGTCGTCGACGGAACTGCGTTGCATCAACTGGTGATGGCGGAAAACGGCGGCGTTGGCCCTACGCACGACGAGGTATTCAACGCGAATATCAACGTCAGCGAATGGGTGTTGATGAATTTCGAGTTCGACGACATGACGGGCTATATCGACACACCCGAGAAGCAGGCGGCGGTCGATCAGTTCAAGGAAGATCTCGCCGTGTACGGTGCGCGAGAATACATGAAAGGTCGCGTTGTGCATGCCGTCTTGCCCATCGTGTCATGCCAGCCGGAGCGGGTCGAGCGGTTCATCGACGCGGCGGGTTTTGCTCATGAGCGCCGATATCCGACCGCGTCACGGGCACTGTACGGGGCGATCAATTCTGCATCTCGTAGTGGAGCGGTATCGTTCTTGACGGTCGGCGGAGTCTATCAGTCGAATCCCGGGCACATGGGCGATGACTGTTCCACTCCGGACCAGTCTGCGCAAGACGAGCAGATTAGCCGTATCGTCGATCCGCTCGTGATCAATTACCATACGGCGCTCGATACTATCGACAAGTGCAAACACAATCCCGAGGCAATTCCTGAGTATGAGCGAGCGGGGCAGTGCTGGGGGATCGAGCCGGAAAAGAAATAGTTCGTTCAGTTGCCCCAGCCGAGCGGCCGGGGCGTCACAAATTGGTTTGTGCAGTAATGCCCTAAAACGGCCTACACACTAATAGCCAATCGTTTCTGCCGGCGGTTGAGAGGCGGAGTTCTGGCGAAGGCCCAGTGAATTCCCGTCCAGATCTTGGAAGAAACACAGTTTCACGCCATGGCCTACATCGATTATATTGGTCACAGGAACCTTGTTCTCGATGAGATTTTGGCGTGCGTCATCGATGTTATTTACCACGAATGTAAGAACGGCGCCACCTGTTCCGACATTCGTCGCGTCGAAGTTGAGTCCGAGAGCAACTCGCTTGAGGTCGGGTAAATTAAATTGCCTCCATGATGGAGTGTCATACCGGCTATCCGGTACTAGTCCAAGGTTTTTTTGATACCAAGCAGAGCTCGCATCGAGGTCGGATACATCGATTTTTGCAACAAATGCATATTCTTTGGTTATATTTTTCAGGAGCATGATAATCCTCCATTGGCTATTGATGGCGGTTTTGATCCTGTTCGACGAGACATGCAAGGATCAATTTATATGATATGTTTTGTTTTTTTTATCTACAACCTGCGGAAAATGGGAGCTACCAAAAATATGGGCGTCGTTTAATTTTAGGGGTAGATTTATGAGTAACTAATTAGAATTGTTGATGTGACTGAAAATATGAGAAGATGTAATTCGTATGAAATCATCGATTCTAAGCCCGTCAACTGATCTTCCTTCCGTACGGCGAGTTCGGTCTTCAACCCAGTTGAGGGCACTCCCAAGTCGGCGAGTGGCGTTGGTCGTAATAGCGTCGTAACGCTGGCGCGATTTTGGGAGGAATGAGGGCAGTGGAGGGGCATGTCTTGGTCTCCATCTCCATAAAAGAACAAAACCTTACTCCCCGTCGGCCCCCCTGCGAAACCCTCGTTTTTGGGTTCGAAACCCACGGACTCAGCTGCGGGTATCGGCTCGCCGATTTGAAATGGGGGTAGGGGCGGGGGTAGGGACAAAATCGGGAAGTGGAATCCATACTAGACGGGCCTGTTGGGGTCGTTTTTGAAGTCCCTCTCGTCGGCGTGCTCGATTTCAAGGAGGCGCTTCAGCTTATCGAGGGCGAACAACTGCACTCCGCTTTTCTCTGCTTCAATTCGGGCTGCATCGACGAGCTTTCGCGACTTCCCGACGATGTTGATTCGCAAATATGCGATATCTAGAGCCATGCGCTGCTCAAGCGTATGCCGGCCGACCTTCTTGCCTTCCTCAATGCGCCATTTCTCCCGCAGTTCGGCCCACGTTACCCGCTGAAATTGCGGGATTGATTTCGGCGATGCGCCGCGCGGCGCGTCGTCCGGCGACTCCCAGCGCTTGGACTTGAGCTCTTCGCGGGCGCGCCATTCGTCCGAAAAGGGCGCGACCGGTTCTCGCATACGGGCGAACGGCGCGGCACGATCGATTTCCTTCTCGACAATGTAGCCGAGCCTCCGTAGCGGCGCGCCATACTCGAGCAGTGACGGGTCAATTGCGCGTGCCCGCCGCGACGCATCCGCGATGCAACTGCGGAGTTCCCACAACGTGAGGCGTTGGTGCTGGACTTCGAGAATCAGCCGTTGGACGTCTGCATACGTGCAGCGCGTCCACCACTCGGTCATCTCGGGTAGCTTGGGCGGGTTGAACGGGGGCAGGATCATTTCGTAATATGAGAAAACCTGTAATTTTATACAGTATATCTTGGACTATGATGAAGTGATCCATCCCCCGAAAAGAGGTGCCGTCGTGTGCACCAACTATCGCGCCCCCGACGAAGATCCGGGAATCAGCGAGCTACGGCTTGGTCTGATCGACCTATGGAAGAGAACGCCTTGGGAGTTGGATATTTACCCGGACTATCTCGCGCCTACGGTGGCGCTGATCAACGGGCGCGTCGAGGCGTTCCTTGCGGGGTTCGGCTACTGGTCGCGCGCCTTGCAGAAAGCGAACATCGAGAGAGCGAAGGCCGAGGGCAAAGTGCCGCCGATCATGCGTAGCACGATGAACGTGCGTGACGACAATCTTGGGAAGTCGCCGCTATACGGGCCGGCATGGCGCGCAGGTCGCCGCTGCCTGATTCCGACGCAATGGATCTACGAACCGTGCTACGAGACCGGCCGAAACGTCTGGCATCGAATCGGGCTGGCTGATTGGCGGCCGTATTGCGTCGCAGGGATCTGGCGCACGCTGAAGAGTGAGGATGGAAGAGAGACGCACACGATGGCGATGATCACCGTCAACGCCGAGGGCGATCCCATCATGTCGCGCATGCATAAGCCCGGCGACGAAAAGCGGTCAGTCGTCATACTTCGGCCGGACGATTGGGAAGAGTGGCTCACGACGTCGAATGCTGAAGCCGCTCGCGCGATGTTGCAGCTCTATCCCGCGGGCGACATGGTTGCAGCGCCAGCACCGTGA